AGCCCGAGCCCCACCCCCGCCCGCGACAGGACGACCCCGCCCGCACCACGCCGCCCAGGAGATCCCGATGACCAAGCGCACCAGCAGGCACAGCCCGACCACAGACCGAGACCTCGCCACCTACACCAGCACCCACCCCATCACCTGCCGCTGCGTCGCATGCTGCGCCCTCGCCCTTGACAACAAGAAGCCGAACCCGAACCAGACATGAACACGATCACGCGGGAGACCGCCGCGAAACTCCTCACCGTCCGCTGATGTTGCGGATGCCGCCCGGCCCCACAGCCGGACGGCGTCCGGAGCGTCTGCTCCACCCCAAGCCCGCCAGGGCCCAGCAGAAAGAGATCACCATGAACAAGACCCAGCTCATCGACACCACCGCCGAGCACTCCGGCCTCACCAAGGCCCAGACCGCGCAGGCCATCAACGCCGCCATCGAGGTCATCCAGGCCGCCGTCGCCGCCGGCGAGCAGGTCGTCATCCCCGGGTTCGGAGCCTTCGACGCCGTCGCCAAGCCGGAGCGCACCGGCCGCAACCCGCAGACCGGCGCGCAGATCACGATCGCCGCGTCCCGCGCGCCGAAGTTCAAGCCCGGCGCCGGATTCAAGGGCCTCGTCAACGCCAGCAAGGCACTCACCAACGCCTAGGTAGCTGCCGTTGCGGATCGCGCCCAGCCCCAGCTGGGCGCGCGTCCGGAGCACAGCTCCACCACCGACCTCGATCCCGCGACAGGAAGAAGAAGATGAAAAACAGCACGAGCGCCGCCGGGCAAACCGGTCCGCGCCCGGGTCGGTGGGCGCGGATCACCGCCCGTCTCAACCGGGCCGACCGCCCCACCAACGCACCGGTCGTCCCCCGCCCCGTACCAGTCACCGAGCCCCCTGCACCAGGTGGTACAGGGGCCAACGGCGACCGCCTGATCCGAGGCGTCGCGATCGCCATCCTGCTCGCCGTCGCTGGCGCCGCCGCCTACGTGTCGTACCACCACTTCTACGCTCTGGCGATCGCCCTCGGCGAGCGGCACGACATGGCGATCCTCTACCCCGCCATGTCGGACGGTGTGATCGTGATGGCCTCCCTCGTGATGGTCTACTGCTCCCGCCGTGGCATCCCCGTTCCACTCCTGGCATGGGTTGCGCTCGCGCTCGGCGGAGTGGTCACCCTGGTCGCGAACGTGGCGCACGGCTGGTCCGGTGGACTCGGATCGCGCCTGCTCAGCGCGCTTGCGCCGGTGGCATTCGTCGGCGCGTACGAGCTCCTCATGTGGCTGGTGCGAGTCGCCCGCCGGGCCGCTGCAACCGCCTCGGTGGAGCCCGTCGAGGAGCACGTGTGCCAGCCCGAGACCGTCGTCGAGACGGTGACCGTCGTTGAAACAGCTGTGCCGCTCGACCGGTTCGAGGCGGCACGGCTCAGCTACGAAGACAGCCTCAAGCCGGGCAACAAGCGGCTCGGCTGGCGCCCATTGTCGAACCGGTGGGGCATCGAAGTCGCCGAGGCAAAAGAGATCATCGCCGAGGTGGACCAGGAGCGCGCTCCTGCCGTCTCGCAGGAGGCTTCCGCGACCGCTCCAGTGACACCGTCCGTGCCATCCGCGCCGAGGGCCGAAGAGCCCGCGCTGAAGCGGAACGGTGAGGTCACCGAAGAGGTCCGTCAGAGGATCACCGCGATGCGCCACGAGGCACTGATGAACCCCGAGGCGTTCCAGTCTCAGACCGTCAACGGATCGGCCGCCGCGACCGGTCCGACGGGAGGTGCGGCATGACCGCCGCCGTCACCTTCGCCGCATCGTTCGGTGCCCTCTACGCCGCTCACTCGGTGGGGGACCACTGGGTGCAGACCCACGCCCAGGCGTGCACCAAAGGCGCGCCTGGGCGGACGGGTCGGCTGGCCTGCGCCCGGCACGTCGCCACCCTCACCGGAACGAAGATGATCGCCCTCGGCCTGGTCATGCTCGTGACCGGCCTGCGCCTGGACGGCCCATGGCTGGCCGCCGGACTGCTGGTCGACGCGGCCTCGCACTACTGGGCCGACCGCCGTACCACCCTCGCCCGGCTGGCCGAGACCGTCGGTAAGGGCGACTTCTACCGGATGGGCGACGGCCTCGCCTCGGGCGCCTACGCCCTCGACCAGAGCTTCCACGTCCTGTTCCTGTTCATCGCCTCGCTGATCATCGCTGGAGGCTCGTCATGACCCGCTGGGAGTACCTCATCCGCGGCGCCTGCAGCACCGCCGACCTCAACAAGCTCGGCGCGGACGGGTGGGAACTCACCGCCGCCGTCTACGACTCCGACCGCCCCGTCCGCATCTTGTACTTCAAGCGTCCGAAGGAGGCGTGATGTCCACCGCCCTGACCGTCCTGCTGGCCGCGCTCGCCTGGGTGCTCGCCTCGACCCGGCCGATCGGCTCACCCGCCGCCGCGCGGGCCCGCACCTGCACCGAGATGCGCGCCGCCGCACGCCACGCCGGATGGCCACGCATCGCCGCCCGCATCGTGCAGATCGTCGTCGTCCTCACGCTGCTGCTGCTGGCCACCGTGTGCCGCATCCTCTGGCACACCACCCACGCCATCGGCACCGTCATGGCCATCACCGCCCTCGGTATCGCCGCCCTCGGCGGCCTGGAGCTCAACCCCGGAGGTGTGGCATGACCGAGGCACCACGCCACTTGCATGTCGTCCGCGACGGGGCCGACGCCCCCGCGCTGCAACTGCCCCCCGGAGACGACTTCGCCACCCAGGAGCCGAAGGACCCGGACGTCCTCGAAGGCCAGGTAGTTCTGCGGCCTGCTGCGCCTGGCTACCAAATCCCGGCCCGCATACAGCCGTCCGAGCGCACCAAGCAGATCGCACGAACCACCGCCGTCACCGCCGCCACCATCGGCCAGGGGTGGAAGTCCTGGCTGATCCGCGCATGGGACGGCCTCACCCTGGGCGTCTACCGCCGCCAGATCCGCGCCGCCGAAGCGGCCGGCGACCAGGTGCTGCTGGCCGAGTGGGTCGAACGGAAGCAGAAGGCAGCCGCCCAGCGCAACGCGAGGCTGCTGGACCTGCCGATCCTGGTGCTGGGCCTGGCCAAGCTCACAGCCTTCGCCCTGGCTGGGCTGGTGGTGTTCGTTCTGCTGCTCAGCATCGCCGTCTGGGCTTCGGGTGTGGGCGAGTTCCTCACCGTCATCCGCGGTATCGGCACGGTGATCCGGTGGATCCTGACCGCCGTCTCGTGGGTGTGGATGCCGCTGCTGATCAGCGTGCCGTTCGCGGTGCTGTTCGCCGCCTGGCGAGAAGGGCGCCGCGTCGGCACCCCGCTGTGGCTGGTCGGAGAAGACGAGGACGGGCCCGAAGGCCGCGACGTCATCCCCGACGAGGGCGCGATCCTCAACGCCCTGCGGAACATGGGAATCAGCCAGCTCAACGCCGCATTCAAGGCCGGGTGGCGGCCCCGCTTCCCGCTGGGCACCGGCCGCGACGGCAAGGGCTACCGCACGCAGCTCGAACTCCCCGCGGGCGTAACCGTAGAGATGATCAACAAGCGGAAGCAGATCCTCGCGCACAACCTCGTGCGGCTGCCCGTCGAAGTCTGGCCGACCGAGCCCAAAGACAAGCCCGGCGTGCTGGACCTGTGGGTCGCCGACCAAGGATCACTCACCGGCCCGGTCGACCCCTGGCCCCTGCTCAACGAGGGCACCGCGGACTACTTCAAGGGCGTCCCGGTCGCGGTCGACATCCGCGGCACCAGCGTCATCGGCCGCCTGTCGGAGGCGAACTACGCGCTCGCCGGAATGATGGGCTCGGGCAAGTCCACGGTCATCATCACCGCACTGCTCGGCGCGCTGCTTGACCCGCTGGTCGACGCCGACGTGTTCGTTATGGCGACCAACGCCGACTACGACCCGATGAAGCCCCGCCTGCGGACCCTGCTCACCGGGTCGGGTGACGACGTGGTCGAGGCGTGCATGGACAGGCTGCGTAAGGCCTACGCCGATCTCGACGTGCGCGGCAAGGCGCTGAAGGAGCACGGCGAGCGCGCTGTGAACCGCCAGCTCGCCGAGAAGGACGCGCGGCTGCGCCCCCGCATCATCGTGATCGACGAGTGCCAGGCGCTTTTCATGCACCCTGAGCTGGGTGAAGAAGCCGTCAGCCTCACCGTGCGGCTGATCAGTGCCGCCCGTAAGTACGCCTACACCTTGATCTTCGCCACCCCTGAGCCGTCCTCGGACAGCCTGCCGCGCAAGGTCATGGCCGTGATCAGCAATAAGGCGTGCTTCGCGATCGGTGACCAGCAGAGCAACGACGCCGTGCTGGGCACCGGCTCCTACACGGCAGGGATTTCTGCGGTGAGTCTGGAGCCCAAAACCGATGAGGGCAACGGCGACGTCGGCACGTTCATGGCCCGCGGATTCCGGCCCAAGCCCGGCCTGCTGCGCGGCTACTACGTGTCGCAGAAGGAGGCCTACCTGGTGGTCGAGCGCGCCGTGAAGCTGCGCGAGCAGGCCGGGATCGGCACCGCCAAGGCCGTCGTCGAGGAGGAGCGGGACCTACTGGAGGACCTGGCCCAGGTGCTCGGAGAGGAGATCGTGTACGCCGCGGACCTGCCCGCGCTGCTCCGGGAGCGCGCGCCGCGGTGGATGCCGTACCGGTCGATGTCGGGCAAGTCGTTGCGTGAGGACCTGGCTGATCTGGGCGTCAAGGTGCCCTCGACCGGTAACCGCTACCCGGTCTCTCCGGCCCTCATTCAGGAGGCTCTGGCCCGCCGTGCAGGCGAGGAGGAAGACGAGGGTTAGCCGGATCCCGTCCGCCCCGGCAAGCGGCTCTCAGGGGCTCTCAGGGCGTGGGATCCGGCAAGGCGTAACCGGGTAACTCTCTTGACTTTCCGCAGGTCAACGAAGCATTAGGGCGTTCGAGGCCCGGAGCGAAAAAGCTAACCCCGATTCGGCGATCTCACTCACCTTTCGGCCCTCGAAGCGGGGGCTGCGGGTGCTCTCCCGACTGTGTCGGGACGGGTGCCCGGGGCGACCGCTCCACCCTTCATCCACCACGAACGGAGATCACCATGCCCAGCAGGATGACCGCCGCCCAGCTCGCCAAGGCCAAGGGCTCCACCGGCCGCGCCGACGAACTGCGGCGCCTGGCGACCGCGGCGAACGGCCTCGGCGTCACCCGCGCCGACAAGGACCGGGCCGCCGCCGAGCTGGAGCGGCAGGCCGGCAAGCGCGGCGCCGCCCGCCTCAAGGAAGACGCGCTCCGAGCCGCCGGTGCGAGACCCAAGGGCCTGAGCCGGTTCTTCCACTGACCACCACGAAGGAGATCGCTATGTGTGCACCATCCCCGTCCGGCGGCGTGCTCGTCGGCATCCTCAGCTCCCCAGCCGCAGCCGTCGGCGTCACGGTCGTCGGGTCCGGCGCCGTGCTCGCCGCGTGGGCGGGCGGATCCACGCTCCTCGCCTGGGCCGTCATCGGCCTGACCGCGTGGGCGTCGATCGCGACGATCGTGCTCCTCGCGGTGTTGGCCCGCCCGGTCCAGTCGACCGCTCCGACCCCTGCCCCGGCTCCGGTGGCCGTGTCTGCGCAGCGGGTGAACGCCCGCATCCTGCACGCTCGGCCTGCGCAGACCATCACGCCCGCGACAGCCCCGGCGATCGAGGCCGCCCGCCCCCAGGCCGCGACCACCACGACGACGCGGGTCGGGAGGATCCGATGGAGCTGATCCGCCGCCTCCTCCGCCGCCTGACCCGCTGGATACGAAGCCTCGCGCGCCGCCTGTTCCGCCGCCTGCTCAAGGGCAAGACCAAGCGCAGCCGCGGCGGCAACACTCCCCTCAGCGCTGGCCAGCGCCTGCTGCTCGACACGCGCCTCGCCTTCGGGTCCCGCGCGCAGATGCCCGTCCCCGAACTGCTGGCGGCGCTGACCGAACGCCGCTACGTCTACGTCGCCTGGAGCCCCGCCGACCTGGTCGAGCGGCTGGCCGCGCACGGCGTCCCGGTGACCGGCCAGGGGCGACAGCAGACCATCCGCCGCGCCGCGGTCATCGCGGCCGGCAAGAAGTAACCACCTCGAGAGGAATGATCATGGGGATTTTCTTCGGCCGCAACACCGGCACCCGCAGCTACACCTACTCCTCGGAGCTCGCCCAGAAGGTGGAGCGCGCCGGCGGCAAGAACTCCACAGGCGCCGCGCAGCTGCTCGGGTTCATGCGCAACGGCAGCGACACGCGGCCTCTGTGTGGCGAGGAGGCCGAGCAGGCGGCCCGGTCCCTGCGCGAGGCCGCGCCGCGGCTCCGTCGCGGTGACCGGCGGATCGTCGAGCAGATTGCCCGGGACGCGCAGGAGGCCGCCGACTCCGGCCGCCCTTGGACCATCGGCTGACGCGGAGGTTGCGGGTGGTGACCGTCCTGCGCCGGTCACACGCCCGGAGCAGCCGCTCCACCCCGACGAGAGGACAGGCATGACCAGCAAGGACGAGAAGCCGAAGCCGAAGAAGCCAAAGAAGACGGTCGTCAACGTCTTCGACAGCCCCGTCCGGATCACCGGATCGACGGGCACGGACGAGTCCGGCCGCACGTTCCAGGTCGGCATCGACAACCGCCGCAAGAACAGCAAGAACTGACCCATCCGGCCCCGGCCGGTTGGCCGGGGCCACCCCCACACGAGAAGGAGAGAGCGATGACCGCGACCACCGGCGACCTGCCCGGGTTGGCGCAGCTCACCCACGAACTCGCCACCTGCGCCCGCGTCGGAACCGTCATGGTCCGCGTCGTCGACGCCGAAGGCAACGCCCTCGCCGGACGCGACCAGGGCATCCCGACCATCGAGGTCGGCGGCGAGCTGGTCAACACCCCGGCCCTCGACGGCGTGATCGCCCACGAGGTCGCCCACCTCGCCCTGCACCACACGGACGCGCGACTGCCGCAGGTGCTGGGGCGCCTGTCCTTCGCATGCCTCGCCGGGGCCGGGGTCGCCGCCCTGCTGTCTCTCGTCGACACGGCCAGCGAGCGGATGCTCTGGATCACCCTGGCCATCGCCGCCGCAGTCGCTGGGAAAGCCGTCGACCTGGTGGTGGCGTGGCTGGAGCGCCGCCAGGAGTACGAAGCCGACGCCTACGCCGTGCTGCTGCTGAACGCCGCCGATCGCCCCGGCCTGGCCTCCACCAGAGCCGCGCTCGCCGCGGCGGCTGAGAACGAGTCGCGCTGGTACCAGCTCGCCGGATGGGTCCTGACCACCCACCCGCCTGCCGCGGCCCGCCTGCGCCGCCTGCAGCCGGTCGAGGGCAAGGGCTGACGATCACATGGCCATCTACATCATGACCTGCGGCGCCTGCGGCCAGGAACTGCGCGTGCCGAGCGGGGTCACCCATGTGACCTGCCCAGGGTGCAGGAGTGACCGCCAGGTCAGCACTGACGGCAATCCCCTCCCGTAGCGGCGCTGGGGGTGCGCGACCGGCTGTGATGGTCGGCCGCGTGCCCGGAGCAGCCGCTCCACCACCCGAGGCGCGCAAGCGCCGCACCGAAGGAGGCCCCATGGGCAAGCACAACATCACCAGCGGCGGCTGGACCCCCTTCCAGGTCGGTCGGGTCGTCGACTCCGACGAGCAGCCCGAGAAGCCGGCGAAGAAGTCGGCCGCCGAGAAGGGCGGCGGCTCCGTGACCAACGTCCGGTCCGGCAACGCCCGCGTCGGTCTCCAGGCCGACGAGGTCCACGGTGACCTGAACATCCGGATGCCGCGGCGGTAACCCCCTTCGGCCCCCGGCCGCCCGGCCGGGGGCCACCCCCGACCTCACCCCTGTGACCGTCCCGAACGGAGACACCATGAACGAGACCGAGACCGTCCGCACCTACACGCACCCCGACGTGCTCACCCGAGGCATCGCCGAAGGATGGGCCGATCCGCAGACCGACCCGACCCGCATCGACTGGACGACCCGGCAGGCCAACGCGGCGATCCCGTTCCGCGTGGTCGACGGCCGCCCCGTCAACCCCGGCGCGCCGACCGGCATCCGCCACGGCCGCGGCGAGCTCGGCCACTGGGGCGAGAAGCAGGCCGCTGACGCCCTGGTCTTCGCCCGCACCTGCGGCGGCGGCCGACGGCTCCTCATGATCGAGCGCGAAGACGGCCACGGCTGGGCGATCCCCGGCGGCTGCCTCGACCCCGGCGAGGACCCGCTGACCGCCGCGATCCGTGAGCTCGCCGAGGAGACCGGCCTGCGCCTTCCCGACGCGTCCTGGACGGTGTACCCGGCCCGGGTTGTGCCGGACCCGCGCGCCTCGGATGAGGCGTGGATGGTGACCACGCCCGCCGTAGTCGAACTGGGCCTCGTCGACGAGCTTCCTGCGGTGACGGGCGCCGACGATGCCCGCCGTGCCGCGTGGGTGGCGGCTCACACCTACCCCATGCTGGTCGCTCACTTGGAGATGGCCTTCGACGGGCAGGTGTTCGCCGCCCATCAGCCCATGCTGCGCGACCTGCTGGACCTCTTCGATCCCTGGTCCGCGTCGACCCCTGGGCACTGACCCGCCCGGCCCCGGTGTCCCCCTCGGCGCCGGGGCCGCCCTGTTTCTGCACGTGTCGGAAAACGATCGTCTGCCGACACATGTGATCCAAATAGGAATCCGCAAGACGCGAGCGTCGACAACTCGCGTCGAGAATCAACGTCGATCAACGGTAAGAATCGGAGTTCCCGACATGCTCTTCGGTTACGCGCGCGTCTCGACGGCCGACCAGAATCCCGATCATCAGATCGACGCGCTCACTCGGGCCGGAGTCGCCATCGAGAACATCCACCTTGACAAGATCAGCGGGTCGAAGTCCTCCCGCCCGCAACTCGACCTACTGCTGCGCCTGCTCCGCGCCGGAGACACGCTGAAGGTCACCCGCCTGGACCGGCTCTCGCGCTCGGTCCTGCATCTGGTGACCCTCGGCGCCGAGCTCCGGACGCGCGAGATCGGCCTACACGTCATCGAGCAGGGCATCGACACCGCCACCGCCGAGGGCCGCGCGATGTTCGGCATGCTCAGCGTCCTGGCCGAGCTGCAGCGCGAGCTGATCGTGGCCAACACCCGCGACGGCCTGGCCGCAGCACGGGCTCGCGGTCGAACCGGCGGCCGGCGACCCCGTCTCACTCCGGATCAGGCCGCGCTCGCTCAGCAGCTCTACGATGCCCGCGAGAAGACCGTCCAGCAGATCGCGGACCTGTTCGGGGTGCCGAGGTCCACGGTGTACGGGCACCTGAATCGAGCAGGCCGTCCGCCTGCGGTCGATCATCGCCCCGGGTGAGTATGAGCGGCATGACCTCACCCGACCTGCCTGACCAGCCCTCCGACGATCCCGTGCCTGACTGGGTGCTCCAGCAGACCCGGGAACTGCTGAACCCGCACCGTGCCACGCTGGAGCCGCTGCTCCGGGCCACGGACCCGCCGAACCCCGACGAGTAACCACATGCGAAGAAGCCCCTCCGGATGAACGGCGGGGCTTCTTGCTCCTCTATCCGAGGAGGTCGTTCAGCTCGGCGAAGCGGCGGGCCTCTGCTGCTCGTTATGCCAGTCCGTTATAGGCGTCAACCGGTGTGATGCTCGATACGTCCGATACGCACAGTGGCCCCTGAGGTCCGGCCCCCGCGAGGGTGGGGCCGGGCCGCGACACCCGACTCCCCGAGAGGAAACCGATGCCGCTTTCCGAAGGCTGGCGCGACCAGTACCAGCGCATGCTCCGCAGCCGCGACCGGCTCGCCGAAGCCGCCGGCCCCAGCTCCATCGGCTCCGACGAAGCCCGAGACCGGCTCTATCACTTCTTCCAGGACGCCTTCCACCTCAAGGACTGGCTCATCCATGACCTCGGCTTATCGGAGAGCGACGCGAACGACATGGAAGACCACATCACCGCCACCGACGCCCTCGCCCGGTGCGCGGACATCTCCAACGGCACCAAGCACCTCAAGCTGAAAAGGCCCAGGATCCCTGGCAAACCCGCGCAACTCGGAAGTCAGAGCGTATCGGTCTCGATGCCGACCATTGCTGTCGGCGTCACCATCGGCGGAAGTCCTCCGAAACCCAAGAAGCCGGCCGAGGTAGCAACCGCCGAGCATCAGTGGACCGTTGATTTCGATGGCCAGCAGCTCGATGCCGTCGCCCTGGCCGATGAGGTCATCGCCGAGTGGGAGTCGTGGCTCAAGGCCAAGGGGCATCTGTAGCCGCTTCCGAACACGAGGCGCCGCACCCGGTGCAGCGCCTCGCGGTCGGTCAGCCCCGGGCCGCTTTCCACAGGGCCGTCTTGGCGGCGTGTCGGTCTCCTGCTGTCGCCCACCACGGGTGCCGGTTCATCGCCTCCAGCGCGGTCAGACGGGCCTCGCGCACTTCGGCCAGCTGAGCCTTCTGCTCGTCCGTCATCGCCCCCTCCAGAGCGTCCTGCGCAGATGGCAGCGCATCCGTCACCTCCTGGACGTGTGCGTCGGCCGCGTCGTAGGCGCGCTGGGCAGCGATCAGATCGTCAGGGATTTCGTAGTCAGCCATGTCTCCCCCGAGTGGTGCGATATCGGCCGATCCTACGAGGAGCTTCCCGGCGCACGAAGAACGCCCCGCCCTCCACGGGAGGAGCGGGGCGCAAGTCGGTGTGGGGTCCCAGTCGTACGGCCGCACGCCCAAGACCCCACCACCCCAGTATGCCGGGGCCGGGAACGCGAAGAAGCCCCCGCCGCCCCGAAGGGCAGCAGGGGCTTCCAGGCGCGTTCTCGACCGGATTCGAACCGGCGTCTGGGGCTCCCCGGAGGGATGCCCCGATCCTTGGCCGCTGAACGACAAGAACGCGGAGGTGAGGCTACCGGCGCCCTCCGGCGACGTTCAACCCGCTCAGGCCGCTAGATCGTAGGCGCCGCGCGGCTTCGACGTCTGCCGAATAAACACCGCCACCGCCAACCCGATCATCGTCATCAGCGGCGCCGTCTGCTCCGGCGTCGCATCCCACCCGAACGTCACCGCCAACGAAATACCCGCCTGAGCGAAACCCAGGATCGCGGCCTTGATCGACCCGCCGTTGTCGAGGCTCCGCGTCGCGAACGCCACCCACACGCCCGCAGCCGCGAGCACCGCCGCGTTGACCACCGCCACCTGGGCGTCCGACCACGGCAGCCAGAACGCGGCGAGGAACTGGACGAAGGAGGCGACGAAACCCGCCCACAGGGCGGGCTCGCCGGTCAGCTCGCTGCTGTTCACGCCTGCTCACCTTCGGCCGAGTCGCCCTCGCCCGGCGCCGGCGTCTCGTCCTCGACGTCACCCGCCACCAGCTTGACGGTGGCGGTCCCGGCCGGAACCACGTCGATCGCCTCCGTCACCTCCAACCCCAGGGCCGGGATGCGGGCGGTCAGCACCGCCGACCCGGGCGCGCCGGAGACGACCGTGCAGGAGCGGGTGTCCTCCGACACCCTGAGCACCGCGACGTCGCCGTTGTCGACGCTCCACTCGATGGTCTCGACGGTGTCGTACCCGGCGGCGTCCTCGGTGTCCGCCTCATACGTGACCTGCTGACCCGTGTTGATCTGCATGTTCTCTCCTCCAGGAAGGGTTTCGGCAGGAATGCCGGAGGCCTCGTCGGCGACGAGACCAGGGGTGAGATGGATTCGGGTGGTGCCGAGCACGTACGCGGCCAGGCCGTCCGCAAGGCGCCGGATCGCCACCTGGGCAGCGTGCTCGGTGACCGCCCGGTCCACGCCCGGCACCAACACCAGCGGCCCGTGCAGGACCGCCGCAGCGTCGAGGGCAGCAGCCCGCGCCCAGGCGCGGTCGGTCAACGACATGACGGCCTCCAACGGGAGATCAGCGCGCGGACGCGGGCAGCGAAAAGCCCCGGCCAGCAGGTCCGGGGCGTCAGAGGATCCCGCCACGGCGGCGGGTCTGGGGAGCGCACGATGCGGAGCTCAGGGCGGTGCGGGTCGGTGCGTCTCATCAGCAGCTGCAGCAGCGCCGCCTCGATCACTCCGGCTTCTCCGGCGGCGTCCACGACCACGTCATCGCCCACGTCGCCTTGTCCACCGTGTCACCCGCAGGCAGCCCCGTCTTGCGCCGGTAGCCGCGGGCCACACCAGCGGACTGCGCGCCGAACCAGGAATCGACGTCGATCGTCCACCCGCGGCGGGCCATCTTCTCCTGCCACACCCGGACGTCCTCGCCGCGCATCATCGCGGCACCCTGAACGTGCTTCAGGACCCGGCCCGGCCAGCGGGGCACGTCGCCATCCCACACCACCTCGACGGGCTTCTCCGCAGGCTTCGGCTTCGCCGGGGCGTCCCCCTTCGGCCTGGGCGCCCCCGCCTTCACCCACGCATACAACGGCCCGCCGGGGCAACTGGTCGAGAACCCGTCCCGGTGCCCCCGGATCTCCTTGCCGGCGCCGCCCTTCTGCCGCAGATACTCGATCGCGTCCAGGATCGCGTGCAGCAGATCATCGTTCGGCGTCACAAACCCCGACGAGCCGACCAACCCGAGCACCGCGTAGTGCGCGCTGTTGAGCCCGGCGCCGTTCGCCGCCGGGATGTGGCCCGGCCCGCGGCCCATGAGCACGCGCCGGTGGGGGCATCCGACCAGGTTGTAGCCCAGATCCATGTACGGCTGCTCGCGGCCGCCCGCCATGTGCATCTGCTGAAACGACTTCACCAGCTTGATGCACTCGTTGTGGTCATCCACGATCCGCGGCGGCACATAGCCGCCGGTGTAGTGGACCTTCACGCCGCGCGTCGACGACACCGTCCCGTACGCGCCGCGCGGCGGAACCGCCCCCCACCCGGCCCTCGTCACCAGCTTCATGGCGCCTCCACCTCTCCCGCCTCAGGCTCCGGCCGCATGTCGGCCTTGCTCAGCTGCAGCCGCAAATCCGCGACCGTCTCCTCCAACAAATCCACCTGCACCCGCAGATCACGAATCTGCTGCCGCATCACCGCCGACGTATCAAGCTCCTGCGCCAACTGCTGGTTGAGCTCCGCCATCCGCTCACGCAGCTTCACCGACTGCTCTTCAAGCGTCTGCAACGCCGACTCATAGATCAGCTTCGCCCGGTCATAGGCGGCGGCGTCGACCTTGCTGGCCTCCACCCGGGCGCTCCGCCGAGACGCCGACGCGGTGAACGCCGCACTGACCACCGCGCCGACGCACGCGACGATCGCGATCCAAACCTCAGCGGTCACTCCGCCCTCCGCCCCCGTCTTTCGCCACCGTCGCCATCACCATCACCAACCCAGCCGCCAGCAGCCACATCGCCGCCAACACGTAGCCGCGGGGCAGCACCCCAGCCACCCATGCCCCCATGTGCAGCAACGCCCAAAAGATCTTCAAGGCGGTGGCCGCGGTGTACGCGACCCGATCCCGCGGCGTCCACGCCTGCACCAGGCAGAGCGTGCCGACCGCAGCCCACACGCTGCCCCACACCGGCAGGGGAGCTATGGCGACGTAGAACTGGTAGGTCGGGGTGGCCAACGTGTCTGGGGGTGCGTAGGTGAGGCCGATGGCGTAGATGACGTCGACGGCGGCGAGGATGAGCAGGCACGCGCCCCGCTGGGAGAGGCGGCGCAGTACGGCGCACAGCCGGGTCATGTGGTGGCCTCGGGCATGCAGAGTCCTCTCAGGACGAGGCGAATGTCGTTGCGCTGGAATGTGGATTGCTGGCCGCCGCCGGAGTGCGCGGACGACACGAACACGGTGGCCGGATCCGGCCAGCAGTAACCCGAGGGCGCCGCCTGAGCGTCACACACGCGCCCCTCAGAAACACGGAGACACCATGAACCACCCGCAAGACCCCCAGCAGCCGCACAACCAGCCGCCGGTCTACGTCAACGTCAACCAGAACGTGCACCAGAACATGCACATCGGCGGACGACGGGCGCGGGTGCGGTGGACCCTCTGGGAAATCACCATCACCGTCCTCACCTGCGGCCTCGCCTGGCCCTACGTGTGGATGCGGCAGCGGCGCCGACGCCGGGCCTACCGCTGGTGAATCAGCCGCCCGCCTCAACCGGGCGAGCAGCCGCGCGCAGGTCGGCGGCCTCCTGCTGCGCCTTCCGCAACGCGGCCCTCAACAGCACGTTGTCGTAGATGGCGGCGTCCAGCCGCACCCGGTACTCCTGCACGACCTCGGCGGGGTCGACGTTGGTCTGCTGCTCTTCCATCAGGCGGTCCTCTTCGTGTAGTAGCGGTACGGGCCATCCCCGTGCACATCAACCTCGGTGCGGCGCGGCTCCACCAGCAGCGGCGGCACATCGCCGCGGATCGCCTTCACCAGCCAGGCGACCTGGCGGCCCGGCGGCCCGGCGATGCGGAACCGGCCGCCGTCCGGGCGCGTCGCCGCCACCTCGCCCGGCACGTCCAGGCAGGACACCAGCACCGCCCGCCCGTCAGCCCGGGTGAGCGCCTCGAAGTAGCCGGGCAGCTCAACCACCGCCAGGCCGTCCTCGTCGAGCACCACATCACCCCAGTACTCGACGCCGTTGTGCGGTGACTCGGTGGTGGCGTGCACCAAGTACCGGCCCGGATGCTGCGGGTGGTCAATGATGAATGTTTTCACCACGAAGTTCGTGTCGTTCCGCACGAACTGGATATCCGACCCGTTCCAAAACGCGCGGAACATGCCGTTGCTGGGCCCCGACTGCACCCGGAAATTCAAGGCGCCACCATTGGTGCCAATACCCTCACCCAGGATGTCGAGTCGACCATCCGCATAAAACCGCAGACCAGCAATCGACGACGTTCCAGCCCCGTTGACGAGGCCGATGTAGTTGTCATCTCCCGGGGAGAGGCTGATCGCGTACTTGCGGTTGCTGGACGTGACACTGCCGATCTGCAGAGTGTCAGCACCAGCCGAGAACGAGGTCAGGTAGTGGTAGCGCGTCAGATCCTCGTAGAAGCGGATTTCCGGATCAGCGGCGAGAGTCGGGTTGATGACCATGCGTTTCAACGTGCCGGTAACGGCGGACGTCACCCGGCCGACAATATCCACGTTGCCGGTGGCCGCACTCAAGATGAAAGTCCCGTAACCCCCGGAGTTGAAGGCCCGCAACCCATGCGTATCGAGTTCGATACGCGCCCCCGACGTGCCGGACCGCAAAATGAAACCGCCAGTCTCAGCGTCAATATTGACGGTCTCGCTCCCGCCGCTGTTGACCGCCCGAAACCCCGCGCTGTCGAGCTCCACCCTCGCCCCTGACGTGCCGGACCGCAGAACGAAGCTGCCGCTGGGGTCCAACGCCACCGTATTGACGCCAGCGGAGTCGTACAGCTGCAGGCCGCTGATCGTGCTCAAATCCACCCGCGCGCCCGATGTGCCGGACCGCATGTAGAACAGGCCGTCAGTGTGCACGCCGACGGTTTGCACGCCGCCGGCGTTCCACGCTCCGATCCCGCCCGCGTTGACCTCCACCCGGGCGCCGGAGCCAGCGGTCCGCAACGTGAAGCTGCCGTCGTTGAGCAGCGACACCAGCTCAGTGCCGCCGGAGTTGAAGCCGTGCAGCCCGCTCGCGTTGAGCTCCACTCGCTGACCGCTGCTCGCGGTGCGGATGCTGGCGCCAATCAGCCAGTTCGACGAGATCGTGCCCGCAGTCACCTTCGTCACGGTCAAATCGCTGATGTGCGCGGAGTCGACCAGCAACGCCGTCGCCGACGCCGCAGCGCTCGCTGCCGACCGGTTGCCGGCCTGGTCGACGGCGACCACCCGCACCCACCGGGTGGTCGTCTCCTCCACCTCCACCGTGCCCACTGCGGCGATCTCCGCCTGCATCATCCCCGCGGTGGCCGCCACCTGCCCCTTGAGCGTCGTCTCGTCCGGGGTGAACCCCGACGAGTCGCCAACGTGAATCTCCAGGTGAACCACGTCGAGTTCGAGGTTGAACGTACCGCCGCTGGCCTTACCCAGCTCGTGCCGCACCTGCAAGGCCAGCGACGACCCTGCCACCACAGGGGCGGCCGGCGTGCTGGGCGGAATCGTGTCCGGGTGCGCGGTCGCCGACTCGGCGACCGACCAGGGGCCGGCATTGCCGGACAGGTCGACGGCGCGGATCTGAAAGTCGTACAGAACGCCCGGCGACAGGTCGCCGACAACGGCCTGGGTGTCGTCCCACGCGGCGTACGCCATCCGCCAACTGGTCGCCGGGGACACGTCATAGCGGATCTCGAAGTGTCCGCCGTCGAGGATCGTGGACCCGTCGACGTTGAGCGGCTCCTCCCAGGCGACCATGATGTTCGCCCTGGTGCCGCCGAGCGCATCCAGGTAGACGCCCGTCTCGAACGGCAGCAGCCACGACACTTCGCCCGGCACGGTCGCGTCCGGCGTCGGTCGCGGCCCCACCGGCTCGGTGCCGGAGTTGGTGAGCGACCGGTTGAGCTCACCCACGACCACGGACGTGGCGCCGCTCTCCCACACCACGTATGGGGTGAGATCGTGCCAGGTGCCGTCCTGGTGGCGGTGGGCGACCGTCATCCCCTCCGCCACCGGCCACGACGTTTCGACGGCGCGCAGCCGGATCGGGTTGATCCGCTGCCCCCGGTACTGCACCTCGTTGGTCGTGTCGTACAGGGCCGCGTCGGGGTCGTACACCCACACCCAGTCGCCGACGACGAACGACCCGCGGATGTCGTAGTCCTTCGCCGACAGCCGCATGGCGTTGCGGGTGCCCGAGAAGCGGTTGAGCTGCAACTGGGCCCTCGCGGCGGCGTTGCCGGTCGCGGTCCCCGACTCGCTGACCAGCCGGGTGCGCTTCACCGGGTGCCCGCGCAGATCCTCGTACGGGTTCGACAGGATGTTCACGCCCGCGGTGGCCACGGACGCGCCTTCGCCCTCGGCGAGCAGCACCACCCGCGACGTCCAGTCCTCGACGTCGCGGGCGAGCGCCATGTCGCCGGGCAGCCCGGTCAACGCCATGTCAGGACCGGCGGCGCCGTGGCGGGCAATGACGCAGGTCGGCGTGGTCTTGAAGAGGTTGGCGCTGGGGCCTGCGTCGAGGGTGGCGTTGCCGTTGACGCGCCAGTCGCAGTCTTTCGTGGAGCAGATGTAGTCGATGGCTTTGCGTTTGCTCACCCATTGGTGGCGGCCGGTGTAAGTGCCGGGGGCGCTGTACAGGGTGCCCTCGACCACGGCGGTGCTGCCGCTGAGGATGGCGCGGATGGCGTTGGGAAACGTCTGCCCGATGATCTCGATCGGGGTTTCCAGGACCTCGCCCTTGTCGTCGGAATCCCCGAGCCAGACGGCCATGCCCTGGCCCTTGATGGTCTTGCGCTGGTCGAGTTCGCGGCCGGTGAGGACGCCGACGTAGCGGGCCATGGTGAGCAGCTCGTCGTTGTACTCGGCGGCGTTGATTCGCCCGGCGACGATGGCGACGTGGCCGAAGAAGCCGAGCCGGTCGAGGACCTCGCGCGGCGTCTCCTCCGACAGGGTGACGCTCCAGGAGCCGAGCCCCATCAGCACCTCGGTGACAGCCACCCGGTCACCTCCTCACGACGCCGGTCGTTTCCGGTAGCGCCCCTATGTACTGGTCCCGCAGATGCGTCGCCTGATCGCCGGACACAGCGGACCCGCCGCCTGCGACGACGCCGAGGTAGAAGTCCATCGCCGTCGTGCTCGTCCGGGTGATCCCGCCGCTGGCGTGCGAATCGAAGTTCCGGGCGGACCCGGCGGTCACCCGGTTGCCGTCGCCATCGTTGGTCGAGCGCACCACGTACGACGTCGCATCCGTCAACGTCTCCGCCGACGCCAGATAGACGCTGAGGGTGCCGGAGTCGCCGCGTTGCACATACCCCTCCACGAACCGGCTGCCCCGCCGCAACGTGAGATCCAGGACCGTACGGCCGACCGGGGACCGGTGCTCAACCAGCCGAACAATCGCCTGCTCGGGGTCGTTGCGCAGCACCGTCGCCGACTCGAACCGCTCCACCAACGTCGACCCCACCGACACCCACCACGCCTTCGGCCGCCACACCCCATCCACGAAGGACGCCACCTCGAGAGACCCGCCCGCCAGCAGAGGCCGCACCCGCACCAAACCGTTCGACAACTCCCAGCCCGCCGCGTCCACCCGGTAGCCGGTCCCCACCCGCTCATACCCGGCCGACAGAATCCGGGCCCGCCCTCGCAGGTAGTCGGCGACTCCGCACCCCCAGCGTGGCGACACCCCGGCAGGCAGCCCCCGGTACACAGTCATCAGCCCGTCGGTGGTGGCCCGCGTCATCGTGCTCGGCAGGGTGGAGCCGGTGTGGTAGGCGTAGTGGCCGACCGGCGGCGCATGCCACCGCTCCCCCGACAAGCTGAAATCGTTGGCGCGCCGCGCGCCGGTCAGCCTCGACTCCAGGTCCACGTCGGAGTCCGCACCGTGCCGCCGCAGCGACAGCTTCCAGGCGACCCACGCCAGACGCTGCGCGAACCGGTCGGTGTAGTCCGCGGAGGCGTTGGTGACCGTGTAGTAGCCGTTCCGCTCCGACTTCTCCTCCCACCTGGCCGGCACCAGCGCACCCACCAGGCCGAGCGCCCCCTCCATGCGTTCGAGTAGCTCCGCCCGGGAGATGAGCGGCGCGACTTCCTTGCCCTCCACGCTCATCGCCCGGCCGTCGCCGCTCGCGGTCTCCGCCAGGTTGAACGTTTCGCGCAGGTTCAGCCGCCCCACGGTGAGGTCGCTCACGCGTACACCTCCCGGTCCAGGTCCCGCAGCCCGTCGCGCAGCTGCACCAGCAACGTCCGGTAGGCGTCCGGGCGGGCCGGGTCGAGCACGCCTTCCACGCGCATCACCAGGTCGCCCTGAATCGTCACCCCCCCGCCAGCCCTCGCCCCCGCAGCAGCGGCGGCTGTGATGCCGCCCGCCGCGGTGGCGCTGAACGCGGCACCGGCCGGCTCGACGTCGGGCACCGAGAACGCGGAGGCGACTCCGGCCATCCGCTCGGTTGCTGCGGCGACCATCGGCTCTCCGGCGTCCATGCCGACCGCCAACCCGGCAGGCAACTCCCGGCCGATCGCGGCGAACACCTTGCTGGGGCTGGCGATGCCGAGGAGGCCGCGCAGCCAGTTGATCAACCCGCTGAACAGGCCGCCGACAGCGCCGATGAACCAGTTCCAGGCGCCGACGATGCCATTCCACAACCCAATGATGAGGTTGTGGCCGACGCTTCCGAGCTGCCCGCCCAGGTTGCCGAAAATGTTCATGATCGACCCGGGGAGACCTTGCAGCCAGTTGAGCAGGTCGTTCGCCCGGCCGATCGCGGCGTCCTTCATCTGGCCGAACCAGTCGCCGACCCTGCCCGCGAGTTGGCTGATGTTGGACACCGCGTCCATGATCTTGCCGGGGAGTCCTTGCACCCAGCTGACCAGGTCGCCCGCCAGCTTGATTGCCCGGTCTTTCATGTCGCCGAACCAGGCGGCGACCTTGCCGGGGATTTCCTTGAGCCCGTTGATCGCGTCCATGATCCACTTGACGGCTTTGTCGAACCAGTCCTTCAGCGCGTTCGCGAGATCCGGGATGATCGAGTGCCCAACCAGGACGTCGTACAGGTATTCGAAGAAGGCGACGACTTGGTCAACGACCCACTTGAAGCGGTCGGCCAGCCAGGTGATCGCCGGAGTAATCGCCGAAATGATCATCGCGGCGAGGTCGACCACCCACTTGATCAGCTGGCCCAGCGCTGGGATCACGTACTGCAGCACCGTCGCGACCAGCTCGACCAGCACCTGCACCAGCGGCAGCAACGCCACGATCAGATCCGCCGCGACCTGCACAATCGGCATGATCGCGGTCAGCAGGCCGCCGAACGCCTCGACGATCGTGACGACAATCGGCACCAGCGTCTGAATCAGCGTGGTCAGCACCGGCAGCACCGCAGCGATCAACGGGGCGAACGCAACCAGCAGCTGGCCGACGATCCCGACGATCGGCGTGACCGCAGGCAGCAAGGACACGAAGGCGTTGAGCAGGGTGATCAGCGACGGAGCCAGCGCCTGCAGCGCCTGCAGCAGCGCGGCGCCGAGCTGCTGGTAAACCTGCGTGATGATCGGGATCAGCGGGGTGATCGCAGCCACCAGCATGGTGATCGCCTGCACCAGAATCTGACCCATCTGCGCCGCCACCTGCGCCACCAGAGCGACGATCGGGGTGATGACCGGGATCAGACTGGACAGCATGGTCGCGATCTGCAGGATGAACGGCGTCAGCGCGGTGACCGCCTGCACCAGCACCCCGCCCAGCACCTGAGCCAACTGCGACAGCGGCGCCAGCAGCGGCAGCAAAGCGGTAACCAGGGTCGCGAACACCTGCAGCAGCGGCCCGCCGATCGCGGTCACCAGCTGCACGACGAGGGGGATCAGCGGGGTGATCGCCGGAAGCAGCGCCCCCACCAGCGACTGCACCAGCTGGGCCAGCACCGGCAAAAGCGGGACGATCGCCTTGGCCAGCTGCAACCACGCCTGAATCAGGGCGCCTCCAAGCACGGAGACGACTTGGCCCACGACGGGCATCAGCGACGTCAGCGCGGGCATCAGCGCCTGATTCCACTCCACCAAGAGAGCGCCGATGGCCGGGATCAGCGGGGTGACGGCGGCAGCGATCTGCGTGAAGGCCCCCGCCGCGGCGGCGGCGAGTGGGGTGAGGAGCGGCGCCAGCTGCTTGAGGGCATCGCCGAGCGTGCTCGCCACCAAGACGGCGAGGTTGCCGAGGACCGGCAGGACGGGGGCGATCGCGGCGATGAGCTGCCCGAACGCGGCCAGGATGGTGCCGCCGACCTGGGCGGCGATCTGCGCGAGCGCGGGAATCAGCGGGGTGATCGCCGGGAGCAGCGCGTTGATAAGGGTCGCGGCGACGCCGGCGAGGACCGGCAGCAGCGGGGTGAGCGCCAGCACGCCCTGGCCGATCGCCGCCGCGAGCGCGGCCAGGGAGGGAAGAACCGCCTGGACACCTTGGGCGAGACTCGTGGCGATGACGGCGACCAGCTGACCGAGGACGGGCAGCAGCGGCGACACCGCTTGAAGAACACCGGCGATCGCGGCGGCGACCGGCCCCAGAGCGGGTGCGAGGGCGCCGACCGCGGTACCGATGCCCTGGACAACCGCGGTGATCCCGGGCAGCAGCGCTGTCACGGCTTGGCCGATCGCGTCGAACAGGGGGGCGAGCGTCGACAGGGCGGCACCGATGGTGGCGCCGAGCGGAGCCAGCGCGGGCGCAATCGCCATGATCGCCGCTCCGACGCCCTGCACCAGAGCGATCAGGCCGGGCGCGACCGCCGCCAGGGCGGCCACAATGCCCTGCACCGCAGCCACCAGCACCGGTGCGAACGCGGTAGCAAGCTGGGCGACGATCGGCGCCAGCACTCCGATTCCTGTGGCGATGGCGGTGATGACCGGAATGAGGGCTTGCCCGACCTGCGCGAGCGACTGGAAAATCGCGACGAGCGTCTGCTGGCCTTGCGCCGAGTCCACCCACCGGTGTGCGGCGTCGACCAGCTGGCCGAGCACGCCGAGGGTGGTGTTGCCGGCGGTTTCCATCGCGCGGCCGATGCCGACGACGAGGCCGCCCACGTCGGCGAGGATCGCGCCCAGCTGCTTGAGTACGGCCAGGGCGCCGTCCATCCACGCCAGCGCCTGACCGGAGGCAGCGGCGTGGATCATGAACCGGCCGAACCTTTCGGCCGCCTCCGCGATGCCCGGCACCAGGTTCGCGATCCAGGCAGCGCCAACCACACCCAGGTCGCGAAACCCGGCCAGCAGCGGCTGCAGGGCAGGCAGGAACGAGGAGATGGCGTCCCTCGTCGAGATGAACACCGACTCGATGGCCCAGACGGTTTCCGCGGCCCGCACGAACTCCACGAGCTCCAACGCGGCCCGCCCGAACTCAGCGGCCACACCGACCATGCCGCCCTGCACCGCGTTGATCGCAGGCAGCAGACTCCACATCTGGCCGACCAGCGGCCCGAACAGGGCGTCTTGGACGGCGGTTTTGATGCCAGCGAACGCGGGCGCCATCTGAAACAGCTCGGACGCCACCTCGGCCGCGGCGGCGCCGAGGTCTTTGGTGCCCTCCAGGAACTTCTCAAGGTCGCCGGACAGGGCGGCGGCGAACGCGTCGCCGACGCCGGACAGGGCGAGCTTGAGAGTGCTCATCGCGGCGACGTTGAGTAGCACCGCCCCCGGCAAAGCGGCGATCGCCCCCGCCGCCGGGGCCAACGCGGCAACCAGGCCCGCCGCGCTGGCGGTCGCCGACGCCGCGGCGACGGCCAGCGCTGACAGGCCGCCCGCGGCTGCGCCGATCGTGCCGAGCGCCGCCACCAAACGGCCAACAGCGCCGGTCACCTGGCCGAACCCGCCGACCAGGCCGCCCAGGCGTGGGGTGATCAGGTCGAAAACGCGGGCCGCCAGGTCGCCGACGTTGGAAAGGCGGCTGCGGAACCCGTCGCCGAACCCGTCGCCAGCGCCCTCACCCAGTCGGAAACCCTCGCCAAAGAAGTCCGGCCGCAGCGAACGGAACCGGCCAGGATCGGCCTGCGCGGACCGCTGGAACCCGTCGGTGAACCCTTCGCCTGCACCGGCGCCCAAGGCGCGGCCGTCAGTGACGAACCGGCCCCGCTCGTCGCGCAGCCGCCCGTTGATGTCCCGGGTGAGCCGCTCGCCGAACTCGTTGGTGAACCCGTCGCCGGCCGCGGCGCCGAGCCGTTCGCCTTCGGCGGTGAACCCGGACCGCTCGCCGCGCATCTGCCCCTGGGCGTCGCGGGAGAAAGCGCGGCCGAAGTCGTTGCCGGCGTCCGACCCGGCGCCGTCGAACCCCTTGCGCACGTCGTCGCGCACACCGGTGGTGTCCGCGCGGACACGGACGAACGCTTCAGCGAGGGCAGCCAACTCGACCCCCTCGCCTGGCGTTATGCAGTTATCCGGCCATGAGCCGAGCGATCAACCGCCTGCGCTCTTCTCGGTCCTCACGAACCGGAACAACCGCAAACACGGCATCGAAATCGGCGTGCGGATCCGGCTCGACCTGCTGCTTGTCGACGCCGGCCAACGTGAAAAGCGCTGTGGTGCGCCGCAGATCAGAGCGCCACTCGATCCACAGGGCGTGCAGGACATCAAGCAGGTCAGGCAGCGGCAGGTCACTCAGCCGTAGGACACCAGATGCCTCTCCGGCTCCGGCTGCACCGGCACCTGCGCGACGGTGGCCCGCGAGAAGGAAACGACCGTCGCAGTAGCCGGGGCGTTCGGCGGCCCATCGGAGGAGTCCGAGGGCCTGCCGGTAGGGCGGTTCCCCGCCTCCTCCATGAGGTCGCCGATGATGGCCACCAGCGTCTCGTCGTCCGTGCCGTGTTTGCGGCAGTGGGTGCGGAACCGCCGGTAGGTGTTCTCGCCGAGCACCATCAGGAAGACTTCCGCGATGATCGACGCGCCTTCCGGGCTTTGCGAGTCGACACCCATGGCGGCGAGGCGGGCGAACTCCGACAGGTCGATGAGGCTGACGGAGCCCTCGTTTTCGAAGACGACGCCGTCGAGCTCGAAGGAGAAGTCGAACCCCTCAGTGTTCTTCTTGCGTCCGGGCGAGGTGTAGGAGCGTCGGGCCATCAGGCAGCCCTCGCGACGTCGAGGATCGCCTTGAACGCCTTGGCCGCGGCGGGCTTCTCCAGCTTGAAGCTGCAGGAGATGGTGGCCTTGGCCGCGCCCTTCTGCCTCGACATTTCCATGCCGCCGACCTGCAGGCACTTGCGGTACACCCACCGCTCAGTAGCGTCCTCGGACTCCCAGCCGAGCATCGTCCTGACTTCCTCCCCGAGGTCCGGCGGTTCGAACGTGACGATGCCCGCCCCGGCAGTGATCGTGCCGCCGTTGAGCGCGGTCTTCAGGTTCCGGGCAGTGATCTCGGCGAGGGCGAAGTCGAGGTTCATTTCCCGGCTGGTGAGGGCGACCGCGACGGGGTCGAGCTCCTCGGCGACCTCGACGTTCTCGGAGTCCACCGAGTAGTTGAACGTTGACCCCTCGGTGGTGTAGCCGAGCGGAATCCAGTTCGAGCTGACGCTCGCCCACGGGGTCGTGAGATCGGCGGGCTCCGAGGTGCCGAGCACCGCGATGTACAGCTTGCCGGGGCCAAGCGCGAGCGCTCCCGGGTTTCCACGCGCCATCAGGCGTCACCTTCCTTGCTGCTGGTGGCCTGGCCGGGCGCGGTCTCAGGCTCGATCTGGGGGGCGGCGGCCGGGCGAACCTTGTCGGCCCACCCGTACTTCTCGACGTGCTCGGCCGGCACCCGGTCGCCGACGTTGAAGGCGCGGCTGAACTGGTCATCGATGAACAGCGGCCGGGTCGCGATGTAGTACGGCGGGCTGGACTCGTCCGCGGCGGGCCGTGTCTCGACCGTCGACGTGGCGGTGGCGTTGTCGGCCAGGGCGACTTCCCGGACGGCCTGCGGGCCGACCGGCGGGTCTTCCTTCGCCGGGGTGGAGGGTTCCTTACGGCTCATCAGGCGACCTTGAAGACGCCGACGCTCAGGTCGGTGACCGCGCTGTAGGTGATGGACGCCTGCCCGTCCGCGCCCGCGTACCGGCGTCCCAGGGGGATCTTCCAGCGTTCCCCGGCGGGCACGGTGACGGGCCTGTCGGCGATGGCGAGCCCGTCGACGGTGCCCGGCGTGACGATCGTCACGGTCTTCGACGCGTCGTCTTCGTTGAACACCTCCAGGAACACGCCGTCGCCGGGGGTCGCCGTGTCGCCGCCTCCGGCCGCGGGGGTGAGGGCGGATGCGGAGCCGCCAAGCACCAGCACCTGCGTGGTCAATGCCGCCATCAGAAAGTCCTTCCAGGTCAGCGGTAAAAAGGGGTCAGAGCACGTAGAAGGAGGCATCCACGACGTAGTGGTACTGCTCCCGGTCGCTGTCGTGGTTGTCGACCAGCAGCGGCCCGGCCAGGTCATCAGCGATCAGGCACCGCGCCTCACCCATGGCCGCGGGGGTGCCGCGCAGGGCGTCGACGGCGTTGGCGTAGGCGACGGCGGCGATCTCCGCGGCTTCGTCGGTGCCGGCGAAGATGGACGCTGAGATGCGGGGGCTGTCGATGGTGTCCTCGGCGACCAGATCCCCGGCGCGGCCGATGCGGGACAGCAGGGCGTAGGCGCCGTGGCCGGGTGAGCGGGGGTGCTGGCGGAAAGCGCCGAGCGCGAGGGGACGTCCGGCGCCGACGAGGGTGTCGAGGCTGTTGACCCAGGCTCGGACGGCGGTGACGGCGACGACGTACGGCATCAGGCGCCCCGCAGGTCTTCGAGCGCGGACCGCAGGTGTGGTTGCGGCGAGGTGCCGGGGTGGTTGACCTTCTTCGCGAAGCGGACTTTGCCGTCGGAGCCGACCCAGCGCAGCCAGCCGCCCGGCTTCTTCGGGCGGATCACGTGCGGGCGGGTGCCGACCTCGACGAACAGGCCGTACGGCTCGCCCTGCGGGGTGCGGGCCGGGGAGGCGATGTCGACGTATAGGCCGAGCGCGTCCCGCCCCATCTGCCACCCGATCTTGGAGCGGAGGTAGCCGGACGGCCGACCGCCGGACCCGCGAGGTGAGACCGGCGCACGGCGCTTCGCCCCTTGGGTGACGATCTCCCCGTAGCGGGCCATCCGCCGGCCGACCGGCCCGTCGGGGCCGTGCAGCAGTTCGTCGAGCTCGCGCTCGTTGAAGCGGATGTCGATCCCACGCCCGCCAGCAGCCACCGGGCACCTCCTCTACAGGGGGTAGTCGCCGGGCCAAGCGGGGGCGGGCATGCTCCACACCGGAAGCAGAGACCCCCCGGAGCCGGGCGAACCTGCGTCGCTCACCGCTTCCACCAGGCGGGCGAGCGCGTCTTTGGCGCGCTGATCGAGGCGCTCGGACACGTCGACGTCGGCGTCCCGGTCGGGGTAGGCGAGTTCGATGTCGGCGGCGGCCCGCAGCGCGGCCGCTTTCTGCGCGAGCACCCGCAGATAGGTGGGGGCCTCAGGCACCCGTCCGGCGACAGCGCCGAGCACCTCCGACACCGCGGAGTCGATGAACCGGGCCGCCTGCTCCCCTGTGGGGGTGGTGGCCTGGTTGAACGTCATCGACAGGGTGTCGTCGCCGGGCGGGGCGTTGGTGGGGCGGGTGCGGGTGGGAATGTGGTCGGCGACTTCCTCCAGGCTCGGCGCCCACGGCTCAGCCACGATCCCCTCCTATTCGGTTGTGGTGGTCTGGCCCGGGGCGGAAGAGGTGCCCCGGGCCAGACCACGCCTTACTGCTGGGCGCCGCTCTTGAGGAAGCGGGCCTGCAGCTCCTTGAGGGTGAGCGCGTCCAGCTCGGCCCGGTCGCCGCCCTGGGCGACGCCGTAGTCGACGAGCTCGGCCTTCGACGAGCGGGCGTTGACCGTGGTGGGCTTCTGGTCCGAGGCGGGCGGCTTCTGCTCGGCCGGAGCGGCGGACTCCTTCGAGCCGCCGACCTCCTCGATGAGCTTCACCGACAGCAGATGCTTGATCCGGTCGGCGGGCACGCTCGGCGGCAGGATCGCGTCCTGGTGGAACATCGCCAGCGTGGACCCGTTCGGGCCGTCGATCGGGACGTTCGCAACGAGTGCGCCGATCACCTGATACCGCTTCGACATGTGGGTCTCCTAGTCGATCGTGTCGACGATGCGGATGGCGGCGCCCGGTTCCATGACGACGGGCACGGTGATGCGGCGACCCCACAGGTCCCACGCGTCGTTTTGCGGGACCCTGGCCGATTGCACCTGAACGGCCATCTCATCGACGGTGTAGCCCGGGTCGGCGTCACTCTCGTCGGCCATGCCGCCGAGTTCCTTGGAGTCCAGCACCCACACGTCGTTGCTGGGCAGCCGAGAGGCGGGGGCGACCACGACCGTCAGGCCGTCGATGGTGTCGATCGTGCCGGAGTAGATCGGGTTGTCGGTGGACTCCCGGCGACGCATCGCGGCGACCTTCTCGTCGGAGGCGACGAGCGCGTACATGGTGCTGGACATCAGAATCGTGTCCGGCTGATACCCCATGTCGAGGTCGATGATGGCGGCCTTAGCGACCTCGATCGTGCGCAGGATCTGCGGGGTGGTGCCGTTCCAGGCGCCGCCGTAGGTATCGGCGTCGACGGTGGCGACGACGGCGGAGGCAACGGCGGCGATCGCCACCGCGTCCACCTTGCTCACCACCGTGTTGACGACCTTGCGCAGCGCGCGGTCCACCTCGTCGCCGGGGCGGACGTGCCGCTTGATGCGTTCGTCGGTGAGGCGGGTGGACTGGCCCCACTTGGTGACGGCGGCCAGGGCGGCGGCACCGTCGGCGGTGACGGCACGCGGATACTCGCTACCGGGGGCGACCGCCTCGACAGGGCGGGCGTTCACGATCGGTTCGCTGACCTCGTAGAGGACGGCGCCGCCGCTGCTGCGCAGTCTCTGGGTGAGGATCCGGTCGGCGACGAACCTCATGTCGGCCAGCGTCCGCAAACGGCGGCGGATCTGGGTGGGGGTCTGCAACAGCCGGTGGATGGTGAGCAGGTCACCGGCCAGGCTCGGCACCCCGGGCGGGTTAACAGGCATTGTTCAGTGGTCCTCTCGGGGGTTACCAGGCCATCCAGCGGGCGGCGACACCGTCCGCGGCGGTGGTCAGGGCGACGCCGATGACGGCGCGGGCGGCGTTGATGTCGCTGGCGGCGTCCGCGGCGGCGGCGGCGAGCGCCTTGACCTTGCCGGTGGCGCCGGTCTGCAGCTGGTCAGCGGCGGTGATGGAGCCGTCGGCGAGGGTCTCGTGGATCACGCCGCGCGGGTAGAACGGGACACGGCCGCCGGAGGCGGTGTCGGCGGCGGCGACGCCGATCCAGTTCGCGGAGCCCGCGGCGGCAGGGGCGATGGTGCCGGAGCCGGACACGGCGAGCAGTTGGCCGCCGGTGATCGCGGCGGACGCGGTCAGCGTGGCGACGTCGCCGGGCAGGAAGATCGGAAGGTAGTCGGCCACGGTCATGCCTTTCCGGGGACGGTGAACAGGCGGTCGAACGCGGCGTCGCTGGCGGCGGCGGGTTGGTCGCTGCCGGGCTCGCCGATGTCCTCCAACGGCACGAGGCCGGGCGCCAGGGAGGCGAGGACGTCTCGGGTGCCGTCGGGGTCGGCGGCCCACGCCGTCTGCCAGTGCTCGCGGCGGGCGGGCGCGGTCTTGCCCGCCCGGATGGCGTCCTCGATGGCGCGGTCGCGGTCCTCGGTGAGCTGCCGGGTGCGGGCGGCGACCCCCTGGGAGGCCTGCTCGCGCAGCTCGTTCAGCACCGCCTCCTCGATGACGACGGTGCCCTCGGGCAGCGGGGCGGGCGCGGCGGCAACCGGCTCGGTGGGGGTGGTGGGTTCGGCGCGCTCGTTGAGCGCCTCGTCCACAGCGGCGAGGATGGTGGCCTCGTCGGCGTCGGCGCTCAGGCCGAGCCGCTCACGCAGGCCCTCGTCCAGAGTGGGCATGAGCGCCCCTCCTTCGGGTGTGATGGTGGGCCCCGCGGCCGGCTCGACCGGGGGAGACTGGGGTGCCGGGATGACCTCCGGCGCAGGCGGCTCGGGCGACACCACGACGGGCGGAGCGTCCGGGTCCGCAGGGGTGGCCGGGGTCGGCTCCGCAGGCTGGGAAGGCGGCGGAGGCTGCGGGGTGGAGGCTTCCGGCCGGGACTCGCCGCGCGACCTGTACCGGATCACCCGCTCCTCCCCGGCGGAGGCGGCGACCGTGGGGGCGTCGTCGTAGCGGACCACCACCCGCACCGGGTCGCCGAACGACACCGCGTCCTCGCCGTCGCCGTCGCCGATCATCACCGGCACCCGGGAGCGGCTGCCGGTGGCGTCGTCGATCGCGATGATCTGCATCGGGTCCAGCTCGATCGCTTCGATCCAGATGTCCCAGTTGCGGCCGAAATCTGAGCCGTAGAACGCGCGGCGGACGTCTTCGGTGGTGACCCCGGCCGCTATCTGGGGTGCGCGGGGGTTGGGCACGGGATCCTCCCGGGTGGCGTGGACGGTGACAGCGATCGACTCGCCCGAGGAGGGCGGCGGGGTGGAGGCGGCGACCCCGTACAGGGCGGCGACGTCCTGCAAGCTCTGGAGGGTGCCGATGCCGGGGGCGGTGACACCGAGCAGCGCGACCGCGGTGATGACGAATGGGTGGGTGTGCCCCATCTGGCATCGGTGGTCGAACTGGCCCTCAATCGACCGGTCGGGGTAGGCGGAGGCGATGATCGGGCCGAGCCAGCCGGGCATGCCCGCGTAGTCGCCGACGAGGGTGCGGCCGGCTTCGGCGACGGCCATGTTGGCGATGTAGCCGACTGCGGGGAGCCCGTCCCAGCGAATGCCTTGCTCGTCGGGGTCGGGTTCCAGGTGGCCGAGTTTGAGGATGGGGCGGCGGACGGCGGGGCAGTCGAGGGCGGCGACTGCGGAGGCGAAGTCGTTGGTGCTGAACGTCACTGGGCCGGTGGACAGGTTCCAGGTGCCGGTGTGCATCAGCTCCACGTCTGCGACTGTCGCGAGCGGCGGCGGGGTGGGCACGGCGAGGTCCGGCACGGGTCACCTCCGCAAGGCGTTGAGGGGTCAGTTCCAGACAGTGGCGACGATGCCTCGGCAGCGCAGACGTCCGTCGCAGTCGATGTAGCCGCCCGTGATGTAGGTGGCTTTGGCTTCTGCCAGGTCAGCGAACTCCTGGCCGTCGATCTCCACACATTTCGGACAGGTGTTCTGGTCGAGTACTTCGCTGGCGTAGTACGTCGCCTCCGGTGCTACGTCGAGGACGGCGAACCGGCCATCCGACTGCGCCGCCGACAGGGCGCCGCCGAGCTGCTCGCGCAGCCACGCGTCCGACAACCCAGCGAGGTGGTCGGCCACCGCGGCGGCGACGCCCTCCCCCGACGCCTCCGCTGTGGCCCGGCGGATCGCCTCCCGGGCCCCGGCTCCGACGAGCTGGGAGGCGAGCAGGGTGCCGAGCGCGCGGGCGAGGTTGAGCAGGTGGGACTCGTTGACGGGCGGCTGGTCGACGTCCACCCCTTGGGAGGCGGCTTCGGCGACCATCTGGGCGGCTGACTGCTCGGCCACGGCGACCATGGCCGCGCCTAGCAGTTGGATTGCCGCCCCCGGGTCGAGCACCAGGTTGGCGAGGGCGGCGAGGTCTCCGCCGCCGATGATGCCGCGGATCTGTTCGGCCAGATCCTCACGCCAGGCGGCGGACACTCCAGCCCAGTCGGCGAGCAGCCTGCTGAGGGCGTCTGACCAGACGGCTTGGATGGCGTCCGGGTCCATGCCGGAGTCCGCCTCGATGAGCGTCAGTTGCCGGTGCCCGTCGTCCTCCGACCCAGCGGCCCGCACTGACCGGGCCTGCGGTTTCCGGCGGCGAGCCTGCACCGGCGCTGGAGCCGGAGGTGGTGGTGGGGTGGTGCGTTGTGGGAGCCGCCAGGCGGCGCGCACGTACGCTTCCAGGTCCGGGTCTGGGGTGATCGCGCCGGAGGAGATGAGCTGCTCCAGCGCTTGGGCGTTGACGTCGTGGCGGTTACCGACGTCGGTGGCGATGATTTTCGGTGCGGGTTCGTCTTCGCCCCAGTTCAGGTCCACTGAGGGGATGACGGCGCCGAGGGTGGCGGCGTCGGCGATCTCGTCGGCGACGGCCTGGAGGCTGATGAAGAACAGCTCCAGCATCGTGTCGCCCAGCGCGCGGGAGCCGTTGCGGGTTTCGCCGAGGTCGAGCAGCCCCGTCAGCGCGCTGCGGCTCATCTGCTGGTCGAGATAGCGGGTGAACTCCATGGCGTCCGGCACCGACCCGGTCAGGCCGGTGAGCGCCAGTTGGAAGCCCGGCGGCAGGCCGACACCGGCGGTGTCTCCGGCGCGCATGGCGGAGGCGAGCCGCTGCGCCTCGGTGACCTGCCCCGGGGTCGCTCCGGGCGGGGCAGTCACGCTGGGGACGCCCATGCCGAAACGACGAATCGACGTGGCGTGCACCCTCCACAACTCGTGCTTGATCAGCCATGGTCCGTACGCGGGGCGCAGGATGCTGCGGCCCGTCCACGTGGCGCCCTCACGCTCGTGCGCGTACCACAGCAGCCTGTCCGCGGGGATGGGTCCGCCGACGGCGTGCTCCTGGCTGATGGACTTCAGGGTGCCGTCGCGGTTGATGTCGAGGGCGCGGATCGTGTACGGCAGCCGCTCGCCCAGGTTGATCAGCCGGGCTTGACCGTCACGGATTTCGTAGCGGCGTTCGAATGGCATGTGCCCGTACACCAGGCTCAGCAGGGCCAAGCGCAGATGGTCTGCCCACCGCACCCCGCGCCGCCGGGCGGGGCCGGGCATCGTGCCGGCGTCCAGGATGGGCAGGCCGAGGTCGTCGGCGACGAGCTGGGCGACTTCGTCGCGGCAGCCGGTGGGGTCAACCGCCCATGTCGCTCGGCGAATCGGCAGCGTGTAGGCGGCGAGGATCGCGGCCAGCTGCGTGTCGTGGCGCATCCGCGCGTACGTCTGCACCGACGTGGGCCACATGAGATCCGGGATGATCTCCAGCAGGTCGGCGTACAGCATGCCGAACAGGCCGGTGTCCAGGGAACCGATGTCCCGGGTGGGGGCGCTGACCATCACGAACCCCCTGTCAGTAGTTGATGTTCATGAAGTCGACGCCGCCGGATCCGCCGGTCGCCGCCGCATACGCCTGACTGATCACCCCGTCATCCGAACCACCCCGCACGGCCGACAGCGGCGCAGACTCCGCAGGCAGCCAGTGCGCTCCCGCGACCCGGGCGGCATAGGCGACCACGTCGACGCAGTCGTCGTGCGTGCCGTTGGGGAAGGCCAGCAGCTCATCCCGCCAGTCGGCCACCTCTGGCATCCGATCCTGCGGCGGCAGCCACAGTCGCCCGGAGTCCGCGCGCGCGGTCGCCGGCAACGCTCTAGTGATCTTGTCGGCGTCGGCGTGCAACTCCTGCACCGGCACCGCAGCCTGAGCCGCCTCGTACACCAACGTGGTGCCGAACATGCGGGACTCGACGAACACCACATCCGCCGACCAGCGTTCCCGCAACCCCCGAACCGCAGGCCAGTGGCCAGCCGGGTCAAGGCGTTCGCGGATACCGTCGAGCATGACCAGGTCCCCGGCCGGGCCGATCGCCCACACTGCGGCAGCCGTGTAGTCCGCCGACGTTTTCACGCTGGCCGCGAGGTCAACGGTGAGGAACTTCCAGCAGTCGCGCAGGTCCACGATGCGGTCGCCGAGTCGCAGTCGCTGTTCGCCGCCGGACACCCAGTGGCGCAGCCCGGAGCGTTTGAACAGGCCTCCGTCTGCCGGGGCGGGCCGCTGCTGGTAGAGGGCGGCCCACACGTACTCGCCGACGGTGCGGCGGATCCGCCCCCAGTCGCGTTCCCCCCGGGCGGAGATCATCGGTTCGCCGACCTCCCGGCCAAGCGGGTCGTCCGGCGATTCGGCGATAGCGGGGATCTTCACCACCCGCCACGCGGCCGGATCTTCAGCCAGCAGTCGCCCGGCTGGGTCGTCTTCATGCCAGCGGGTGGACACCAGGACCACCTTCGAACCTGGGCCCAACCTCGGGACGGCGACGGCCTGCCAGAAACGCCACGCCCGCTCCCGATACTTCGACGACTGCGCTTCGGCCATGTCCTTGAGCGGGTCATCCCACAGAAGCACGTCGACTGGTTTTCCGGTCAGGGCTCCGGCGACGCCGACGCAGTAGACGCCGCCCTTGTGCCCGTCGATCTGCCAGCGGCCCGCGGCACGGGAGTCGGCGCGCAAGCGGAGGCCGAGGTCGACGGTGTCGTCGTCTCCGTTGAACACCTGGGCGTCGAGCTTGATGTCGGCGCCCCAGCGGCGGGCCATCTCGTCGGCGTAGGAGACGATCGCGATGCGCAAGTCCGGGTTGTTGACGAGAAGCCACTCGGCGAACCGGTGAGAGACCCGCACCGACTTGCCCTCTTGTGGTGGCATGCACACCATGAGGCGGTCGATGTCGCCGTCGGCGAGGGAAACGAGTTCGCGGTCAATCAGGTCCAGGGCGGGGGTTTGGACGGTGGTGGGGTCGAGGGCTTGGGCGAGGGCTCCGGGGGTGGCCCACTGTCGGGTGCGGGGCGCGAACTGGGCGGCGGCGATTTCCCACGCAGACACGACGGTCACGCCAGGACGCCGATCGTCAGCAGCCCGGAGCGGCGCACCGGCTTCCGATCACCCGCTGTGAGTCGAGCCCACACCACGTATTCGCCCGCCTCGAACACATGGGGCGTGCCGGGTCCGATGTGGATGGACGCCCACCCGGTGTCGCCCTCCCAGGTCGCGGCGATGTAGTCGCCGTCGTCAGGCTCCTGCTCGGGCGAGGACCACGGGATGATCGCAATGCCCGCCGGTAGGCCAGCCAGCGGCGCACCCCAGAACACGCGGACATCCTCGTTCGACGTCGCAGGGATGTGCGCCACCTTTACCTCCTCCCGACGTGCGGTGGACCGGCAACCCAGTCCGCTACGGGCGGGCCGGGCACCCAGTTGAGGGCGGGCGCCCCTACTGGCCCCCACGCCAGGGTGGGCGGGCCGACCGCGGCAGGGATGTCGACCTCCACCGCGGCGGAAAAACCGGCAGCGGCCACTGTGAGAGCAGGTAGCTCTGCGACAAGAACCCCTGTCAGGGGTGCGGCCAGGTGGCCGGCTAGTACGGCGGTGAGCGGGGGAAGCCCCACAGCGGCAGGACCTGTAACAGCCAGGAGCCCGACTGTTTCCGTGTCGAGCGGCGGCAGGGCGGCGGCGAGATGCCCGGCGTTGCCTTCGGTTACACCGCTGAAGTCTGCGGCGACGGCGGGGAGTTCGGCTGCGGCTGTGCCGGTGACGGTGAGGTTGCCGGTAGTCGCTGCGGTGAGAGCGGGCAGGGTGGCCGTGGCGGTGGCCGCAGCTTCGATGGCGGCGGTTGTTTCGGCGGTGAGTGGCGGCAGGGCGGCCGCGAGGGGGCCGTCGGAGGAGACCGTGCCGGGGATGGCGGCGGCGAAGGGCGGCAGGGCGGTGGTCGCGCTGCCGGTGATGGTCGCGTCGGCGGTGAGCGACGCGGTCAGGGCGGGGAGGCTGGTGTTGAGTCCGCCGCTCAGAGCGGTTCCAGCGAGTTCCGTTTCGAGAGCGGGCAGGGTTGTGGTGACAGGGCCGCTGGTTTCCGCAGTGGCGGCGAGGGCTGCGGCGAGCTCAGGGAGCTGCCAGGTGGCGGCGCCGTCGCCGGAGATCGCGGTACCGGTCAGAGTGGCGTCGAGTGCGGGGAGTCGCGTGTCGAGGGCGCCGTCGATGGCGGCCGATGCCTCGATGGCGGCGGTGACCGCTGGCAGGTCAGCGGGGAGCTCGCCGTCGGCCCGGATGGTGGCGGTGGCGGCGATAGTCAGGGCTGGGAGTGTGGCGGCGCTGTTGCCAGCTGCTTCGATGTCGGCGGCTGCTGCGACTCCTATGGCGGGGAGTGCAGCGGCCAGGGTGCCCCCGTATGCGGCGCTGGTCAGGCTGGCGGTGAGCGGCGGCAGCTGCATGGCCAAGACGGCGGCGGTGCCAGCTGATCCGGCTGCCGCGGCGTCTGCCTCGGGGAGGGTGGCGGCCAGAGCGGCGGAGGTTGCGGCGTCGCCGGTGAACGCTACGGCGAGGGCGGGCAGGTCGAGGGCTGCAGCGGCTGTGATGCTGGCCGCGCCAGCGGCTTCGGAGCCCAGCGCGGGCAGAGCAGCGGACAAAACGGCGGGCACTGCGACGGCGCCGTCGGCCTCGGCGGCTAGTTCGGGAAGAACCGCGGCGAGGTGCCCGCTGGCGGCAGCCTCAGCGGCGCCGTCGACGCCGACGGGCGGGAGCAGCACATCGAACGAGGCCGCGGCTTCAACGGCGCCATCAAGGTCGCCGGCCAGCGCGGGCAGGATCGCGGCGGCGGATCCGGAAGTGGTGGCCTCACCCGCGGCGGACGCTCCCAGGGCGGGCAGAACCGTCGCAGCGGATCCGGCCGTAGTCATGGAACCAGCCGCGGCTGCGGCCAGGGGAGGCAGCGGCCAGGTGGTCAGGCCCGGAACCAGCAGCAGCCCGCTTGCGGCTGCGCCCACGGTCGGCAGCCCAGCAGCTAGCGTCGCGGTGTTCGCGTCCGGTTCGGCGATCAACGCGAACGCGATGTGCGTCCAGGTGAGCTGGGTGGTGGTGGTGCCGGTTGCCGCCCAGGTGGGTGCGTCCCCTGACCCGGTTCTGGCGGCGACCCCCAGGCCCGGCCGGGGGATCGCGGCTGGGGTCACGTATCCCAGCAGCGGCGACCAGGGTGATCCGGGCAACGTCCACGCCCACGCCGCACCCGACCAGCTGGAGCGCACCACGCCGGCCACGTGGACGGCCAGGTCGCTGGCTTGGACTCCGGCGAGTGCCGGACCGGTCTTCGGTGTGCCGCTGGTCGCCTGGAACGAGCTGGTGCTCACACGGATCGGATCACCAGAGGAGATCACCCCGGTGAACCTCATGATCGACAACGCGGCGTAGTTGCCGAACCCGCCGTTCAACGTGGGCGAATAGCTGCCCGGCTCACTGCTGGCCCGCTTCCAGAACAGTCGGGTCAGGTTGTCCTGCCCAGTGTGCGCGATGCTCGCCAGTGGCGACCATGCCGGAGCCGTCGGGTTGCCGACCATCCGGGCCATCGTGACGGCGAGGACCAGAAAGTCGCCGTTGACTGTGCTGGGGGGGACTGCCACTGACGGCGTGTCGAGGTTGTCTGCTTGCGCCGTGGTAGCCGTCTGGAACTCGACAGGCACGCTCGGCTCGCCCCCGTCCGGGCTACGTGCCCGCGGGCATGGTGATGGTGCCGGAGGTGATCGAGATGGTCACGCCTACGCTGATGGTGGTGGTGTTCAACTCCAGCTGGCCGCCGCCGCCGGTCGCGGTCACCGACCCGTCCATGACGGTCGCACCCGACCCGTCCTTCATTCGGAAATAGCCTGCGGTGCCCGCGTCCGCTCCGGTCGCCGTCAGCGGTGTGTCCGCCAGGGTCGCCACTCCGGAGGTGGCGGAGCCGAACGCGGGATCGGCCAGTGTGATCGTCGCGAGCAGGTCGCCGGAGGCTGTGTCCTGCGCGGAGGCGGGCTGGGAGCCGCTGCGGATCTCGATGGATCCGTCGTCGGCGAGGGCGGCGATCGCGTCGGCGGCGGCGTTGCGGGCGGCGGTTGATAGGCGGGTGGCCATGGTGCTCCCTGGGTGGGGTGAGGTCAGCTGGCGTAGACGGTGCCGGGTTGGAGCACGGGGATTTCGGGGGCGGCGGTGACGCGCACCCACACCTGGTAGAGGATCCCTTTGGTGAGCGGCAGCTGGGTGTCGGGGCCGACGAGGATCGCGGACTTGTTCACGCCGTCCTCGACGATCCACTCTGCGGGCTGCCAGTCGTCGTCCCCCGGGTCTTGGCCTGCCGGGAGCAGCGCCATGTGTACCAGGAAGTCGGGCAGGTCAGCTGATCCGCCGACTCCCGCTTTCACATACTCCTTGGAGATCGCCGGGATGGTGATGGACGGGCCCACCCGTGCACCTCCCCTTCTCGGTCAGGTGATTGGGGGGGTGGAGGACCAGGTGCGGCGTAGCGGCAGCGCGACCGCGTGCCGGTCTTTCACCTCGACCACCGTCAGCGAGTCGACAGCGGTGCCGGTGTCGGCGAGTTCGGGGAAGAGCACTTCGCTGACGGTCAGCTCGTCGACGGCGGCGCCGGTGTCGGCGAGGGGCACGGTCGCGGAGACGGTGAAAGCGTCGGCGGCGGACGCGGTGTCGGCGAGGGGTGCGGCGACTCCGTCCACCATGAGCGCATCGGCGGCGGCGCCGGCGTCGTCGAAGGTGACCGGTTGGCCGTTGAACATCGTGTCCGCGGCGGCGCCGGTGTCGGCGAGGGGCACGGTCGCGGAGACGGTGAAAGCGTCGGCGGCGGACGCGGTGTCGGCGAGGGCGATCTGCCGGGTGACGGTCAGCGTGTCGGTGGCGGACGCGGTGTCGGCGAGCGGCACGGTGGCCGACGTTGAGAGCAGGTCTGAGGCGGCGCCGGTGTCGGTGAGGGAGATGGTGGCGGCGAGGGCGGGGTCTGTGTCGGTGGCGGCGCCGGTGCCGCCGGTCAGGGTTTGGCCGTTGCCGGAGTCGTCGGTCGTGGAGGGGGTCGCGAACCGGTAGTACGCGCGCAGGTTCGAGGTGCGGACCGGCGCGAACTGGGCGGCTTCCGCCTCCATTTCGGCCTGCGACAGGGCTGCGGTCCAGATTTTGAACCCGGCGATCGACCCGTTCCACCACGTGGTGCTGGACGCGCCGACCATCAGGGTGGCGATGTTGACGCTGCTGGTGCCGCTGCTCCAGGTGGTGGTGGAGAAACTTCCGCCCTCAGGCTTCGAAACCCGGCGGCCGGAGGAGCCGTTGATGCTGATGCCGACGAAGTACCAGGTGTTGGTGCTGACGGACAGGGAGCCGATAGCAGTGGTGACTCCCTCGGCGATCACCGTGAGGGACGTGCCGTTGAAAGTGCCGCTCAACCTCGCGTAGTTGTCCTCGTCGGGGTTACAGACGTACCAGGCGGTGCGCAGCGACGGGGTGACGGCGGCTTTGACCCAGCAGCAGACGGTGAATGCGGATTGGTTGCCCCAGCTGACGGCTCTGCTGTAGGCCTCGCCGAATGCGTCGAATCTGACTGCCACGGCTGCCTCGCCTCCTGCTATTGGGGCTGCAGGTCAGACCAAAAGATCGTTTAGGAGAATGCGACCGCGGCCGATGCCGCCCACGTCTGCCCGTTCGCTTTCGTCCCTTGGGCGATGCCGGCCTTGTGATTCCAGAAGCAGGCGGCGACCGTGGTGCTGTCCGCGGTGGCGCCGATGTCCATCCCGAACTCGTTCCACGCCCAGTTCGCCTCCGACGGCCCGAACGTGGTGGCGAACGACAGGGTGCGGGTGCCGAGCGTGGCCGCACCGGTCACGAGCTTGTAGAGCTTGTTCGTCGTCGCGCCGAGCGCGGTGTCGGAATACTGCTCGGTGGTGTTGGAGTCGCCGACTCCGATCCGGGTGTGGGTGGCGGTCATCGCCTGCGCGCTCCCCTGGTCGGTCAGGAGGCTCATCACCCGCGTCCATCCGGCGTTCGTCACCAGGTTGCCGAGCACCTCGGACACCTCGTATGGCGCGACGGCGAGGCGGGCGAAGTCGGCGCCGGATGGCGCCACGAGTCCGGACTTGCGCTGTACCCATGCGGTTTGGTCGGCGTCCCAGCGCTGCACTGTCCAGCGGGTGGTGGCCTGGGCCGTGTCGACAGCGGTGGCGGTCATGGCACCCTCCAAGCAGGTTGGGGCGGGAAGCGGGGGTTCAGGCGGCGGTGCGGAACGACTCGCGCAGGCGGGCTCGGAGCTCGTCGCGGGCCTCGGGGGTGGCGGGGACTTCTTCGCCGCGGTGGATGCAGCCGTCGATGGTGGCGAGGTCGACGTAGTCGTAGGCTTTGCCTCGGCCGAGTTTGCCGTCGAGCTGGCGGGCGTTGTAGCGGCGGGCCCATTGCCGGATGGTGATCGGGCTCTTGCCGAGTCGGCGGCCGGCGGTTGCGGCGGTGACGGGTTCCGGGAGGGGCGGCATGTTCACCCCCGGAAATGCGTCATGCCCTCTGCCTGCGGCGAGAGGGCATGGTGGTTCTGTTCGCGCAAAGTGTTACACAGGTTCGGGAATCTTGCTAGTCGACTGTCATGCGGCGGCGATTGTGCAGCTCAGCTCAGGTTTTCCGGCGCCATGCCGAGCGCGGGGAGCCGGGCGGCGAGTTGGAGCTGCTGCTCGGGTGTCAGCCGGATGGCGAGGAGTGCGCGGGGGATGAGGATGACGTCGCCGCTGGGGCATGGGAGGACGTCGACGGGGAGGTGCTGGGTGTCGAGCATGGTGCGCTCATTCTCCCAGGCGATCACCTGTTGCGAGGTCGGCCGCCTTTTCGTGCTCGGCGTTCTTCGATTTCGGCGTCGGCCTGGGCGAGGAGTGCCTTGTCGGCGTCGTCGCCGTGGTCTTCGATTCGCCGGCGGATGTGGTTGTTGATGTCTTCGGCTCGGGTGGTGCCGAGTCGGTCGCAGACGCGTTCGTAGGCGGTCCAGTGTCCGTCGGCGATGCGGATTTGGCGGGGCTTGGTGGGCTCGTTCATGGGGTCCTCTTTTCTGTAGCTACATGGATTCTCGCACTGCTCTTGTGTAGCTACAAGGTTCCCAATACTGTGTAGCTACACGGTTAGTTGGAGGACAGAGGAGCACGCGATGGCCAGCACCACCATCCAGGTCACCACCTGCGAAGCCGCCGCCGCGCACGGCATCTCGCTGCGCACCGCGCAGCGGTGGGCCAAGGCCGGGAAGCTCCCCGCGGTGAAGACCGGCGGCCGCTGGGTCATCACCCTCACCGCCGACATCACCGACTTCAAGCCCGCTGCGATCGACAAGGCCCGCGAGCTCATCGCCGCCGGAGGCATCCTCCCCACCAGCCGCCCCGGCATCTACACCGCCGTCAGCTCGGACGGCGCCGTCACCTACCTCGTGCACCGGTGCGGCTGCTCCTGCCCTGCCGGAGCCCGTGGCAAGCACCTTTGCTACCACCGGGCCGCAGTCGCCATCCTCACCGCCACGCGGCGCGCGGCCTGAGGTCGGATCGGCCCCGCCGACGGGGAGAGCCCGCCAGAATCAAGCATCGACCTTCTGGGAGAACATCATGGATTTCACCACGTTGACCGGCCCGCAGGTGGACGCGCACATCGACGCTGAGGTGGCGTTCGTTGAGCGGGTGTGGAAGGAGCAGCTGGCAGCCGGGCAGAACCCGCTGCTTTCCGCCTCCTGCTACCGGGAGTGGCGGACGGAGGTGCTTAAGGCGTGCCGGTGTGGCGTGACCACGGCCGGGTGCCCGGTGCACGCCCCGGCCTGATCGGCTTCCGGTTTCTTGGCCCCCGCTGATGTTCGGCGGGGGCTTTCGCGTGTCCGGTTTCGTCGTGGTGAGACGTAAGGGGTTCCCGTGGTGTCCCATACCCCGGCCAGCCTCCGCAGGGGAGGTTGGCGGGAAGGAGATTGGCCATGGCCAGCGGAAACAAGCCGAAGTGCATCAGGTGTAACCGTGACGATCGGCTGCTCGCGGCGGAGCTGATTCCGGCTCATGTGGAGCATGAGGAGATGCGGAGCGGGAGCGGCCCGCTGTATCCGGTCGCTCTGACTCCCCGCCCGGTGAAGGCGGGGGCGCGGATCTCCTGCCGGTGCGGGTTTGAGGGGGCGGTGGAGGCTCCGGAGGGGTGGCGGCCAGACGAGGAGTAGGTTCGGCGCTCGGAGCCCCTGTCCTTCGCGGGCGGGGGCTCCACCGTACCGACCATCACGTCGCCGCTCGCGCCATCTGCTCGTCCCGGCACGGAGCACACACCGGGATGCGCACCCGTCCGACCGTGGGCGACACCCGCACAAGTTCGTCGACGGCGTCGTGCTCGCAGATGCCCATGCGGTCGCGGTGGGCGACGCCACAGAAGCAGTGGCAGGACGGCGGGTCCGGCTCCAGTTCGCCGCGCTCGACGGCCTCGAGGTACGCCCGCCCCTCCGGGCTGTTGGCGAAGTCGACGAGCTGCCGCCAGCCAGGCGACTCGGCGAGCGCCTGGGCGGTGCGGGTCACCTGCTCGGCGACCGGGCGGAGCGCCTCCGTGAACGCCCGCATGCCTGCGGTGATCCGCTCGGCGAACGCGTGGGCCACCTCGGGGTCAGCCTGAAGGGCGTGGACGATCGCTGCCAGGTCGGGCTGCTTCCGCTCGTGGGCGGTCCATACTGCGGCGTCGTCGCTGTCACCGTCCCAGGTGATGACGTCGTCGATCGCGGCCAGGGTGTCGTCAGGGGTGGGCACGGCGGGTCATCTCCTCGTCGGCGAGCGCCGCCAGCGCGGCGGCCGCGGCGGACAGTTCAGCGAGCCGGTCGGCGGGCAGCTTCGCGACCGCCCGGCGGGCGGCGGCGAGGTCGCCCCGGTACATCCACCCCATCGCCTCTTGGGCGGCGAGGATGTGGGTGGCGTGGGTGGCGGCGGCGTTGAGGTTCTCGGCTGCGGCGCGGAGGTCCTTCGCCCACTGCGGCTCGTCGACGGTCACCGGGCATCCACCTCGCCGACGACAGGAGCGGAGGTGGGGGATGGGCCAAACGCCCAGAGTCGCCCCTCCCACGTGGTCGCCGTACCCCGCACGTGGCCGAACGAGCCTTTACCCTCCCGTCCGTCAGGGAGGCGCAGGACGCACTCCCCGTACGGCGGGTCGGGCATCTGCCCGTCGAGGTACGCGGTCCACTTCCGGGACTCGGACACCTTCACGTCGTGGTCGGGGTCCCATTCGGCTTCGTAGGACTCGCGGATGCGGGCGTTCACTGCGTACTCGCGGGTTTCGCCGCGCGGGGTGAGGGTGGCGGGGCCGGTGTAGGTCTCCCCCTCCATGCCGGTTATCTGACCGTTCACCTGGCCTCCAGCCGGTAGGTGTGTCCGCCGTCGGCGGCGATGATGTTCAGCAGGGGGTGGCGGCCAAGAACCTCCGCGCGGAGTTCGGCGGTCACCGCGACTTCGCCGCCCAGCAGGTAGGTGAGGCAGGCCAGGTCGTCAGTCGCTTTGCGCAGCTCACGTTCCAGGTGAGTGATGCGCGGGTCGGGGGCGGCGAACCCTGGGGTGGGGCGGGGGCCGTTCACCGGGTCTCCAGTCTTTTGATGCCTGCGGTGAAGTTGACGCGGGCGCGGATGCGGGCCTCGCCGGGCACTCCGGCGCGCATCGCTTCCTGGACGAACGCGGCCAGCTCGTCGAGCGTCATGCCCTGCTTGCCGTCTTCGGCGTCGGCGCCGACGCTGCGGGTGATGGTCACGGTGCGCTCCAGATCCAGGCCAGGACGGCGATCCCGGCGATGATGACGAGGCCGTACATGGCCAGCCTGACCACGAGGCTGCGGCGCAGTTCGCGCAACGCCTGACCGCGCACGGCGTCCCCACCCTCCCGTTGGACGGCGGCGTTGAGGCAGCCAGGGCAGGTGACCGCCAGCAGGGTGGTGGTGGTGCACGTGCCGGGCGCGGAAGCACCGCAGGCGACGGGCATGGGGGTCAGCGGGTCCCACGCGGGACGGGACCGGCCGACGTGGAGGTGGGTTTCTACGGGTGCGGTCACGATGCGTGGGCCTCCTGCTCAACGTGCTCTTCCGCCTGCTCGTTGTACTCCCGGTCGTGCTCGCGCTGTGACATCAGTTTTTCGCAGGTCCCGCACTTGTAGTAGCCGTCGTCCTGCAACACCATGCGGGCGACCTCCAAACAGCGGGGGCAGCGGATCGGCGACCGGCGGGCCGTGGGATCCGACTTCGTCAGCGCCCGCAGGCGCCGCTGCCAGGCGAACGCGGCCAGCCCGAACGCCACCGATCCGGGGTGGTGGAGGATCGCGTCGAGCTCGTCGAGCAAGTAGGAGATGGCGAGCCGCCGCGCGTGCCCGTTGCGGGCGCGCTGGGGGCGGGGCTGGTCGTCGCGGAATTCCCGCCAGTTGTCTTCGACGTCGATGAGGGCGCCGTACAGCTCGTCGAGCGTGTCGGTGATCGGGCTCGGCGAGGGGGCGCTGGTTTTGAGGTGGAGCCCGGTTTTGCCGTAGCGGGCGCCGGCGTCCCGGTGGCCATCGACGGTGGCCTGGGCGAGGGATGCGAGGTCGTCCAGCTCGATGAGCGCGGCGCGGATACGGCGGGCGCACCCGGGGTGCCAGACGGGGTCGCCGAGGTTGGGGCGGATGGTGACCGGCGCCGGCGGGGCGGGCGGTGCCGGGTAGAGGAGGGGGGCGTGCCAGGCGGCGACGATGGCGGGGTAGGCGGCGCGGGCGTGCTCGTAGGCGGTGTGCGCTTGGTCGTAGGCGTCGACGGCGGTGCGGGCGGCGTGGTTGCACGGGCCGGGGCAGGCGTGCGGGTCGATCGGCAAGGTCATCCCCCTGTGGTCGTGGCGGGCTGGGCGAGGCGGGTGCGGGTCACCGTGGCCCCGCGTTGTTGTTGCGGTTGTCGATGACCCGCTGCCATGCGGCGGCGGCTTCCTCCCACTTCTGGGCTGCGTGGTCCCAGAGGTCGGCGGTGCTGCCGGGCGGCGGAGGCGGCAGCATTGACCGCTGTGGATCCTTCGCGGTCTGCTTGAGTCGGGTGCGGAGTCTGCGGATTTCCCGGTTCTTGTCGAGGTTGACGGCGACGGCTCCGGCGAAGAGCAGCGCGTAGACGCCGGTGCGGGGTTCGTGGAAGGCGAGGTGTCCGACGCCGATGATCGTGAAGTTGGCGCTGATGAAGATGTCGAAGTAGTCGCGCGGCGTGCAGGCGCGCAGCCAGGCGCGGACGCGGGTCACGGTGTCACCCCTTCGGGAGTCCACTCGGGCCGGTAGCCAGGGCGGTGGCGGTAGCCGTACGCCTTGGTTCGGATCAGCCGGTCCACCAGGGCATCCCGGTCGCAGTCGCACGGCTCGCCGACGCGGTTGTCGTGGTAGCAACTCAGTTCGCCATGCTCGTCGCGGGCTTGTGAGCAGGAGAACCACTCGTCGTCGTGGACACGCTGGTGCGGGATCGCTTCGATCACGTCCAGTTCGGCCAGTTCGGCTTCGCAGCGGGCGATCGTGTCCCTGATGTCGTGGCAGCGGATGTGCTCGGCGGCCTCGTCGCTACCGCAGTTGCCCACGTACTCCGCGCCCATACTGATTTCGACGGGATCCTTCACCGCCTCGGCGAGCAGCTTGTCGCCTTCGATCGTCTGGCGGAGCCAGGACAGCAGGTCTTCACCCATGGTCGTCTTCCATTTCGTCGACGTCGTAGCTGTTGCATCCGGCAAGGGTGAGCTCGTACGGCATGCCGTGCCGGTTGATGGCTGCGAGCACGCTTTCGAGGACGACGGGGCCGGAGGCGGGTGTGCGGAAGGTGAGGTGGATGCTGACGTGCGGGTCGGTCACGGCTGGGTTTCCGTCTTCCCGTTGAGGGCTCGGGTGGCGTGGTCGGCGCAGGCGCGCCATCCGCGTTGCCAGTCGGTGGGGTCGGGGCCGGTGGTGTGGATGGCGGCGAGCGCGCGGACGATGGCGGCTTCGGCCAGGGCGCCCGTATGCCACCACCAGTGTTCGGGGGTGCCCGGCTCGGGCATGCTGGCTTTCGGATCCCCCTGCGGAAGCTGACGAGCGATCATGAGGCTGCTCCCTCGGCGTTCTGGGCGCTCTCCCGGCGGGCGTCTCCCGCCTTGCAGGCCGGGCAGTAGTCGCCGGTCTCGTCACACGTCCACCCCTCGGCGCGGCGGAGATGATCCCGGGCGACACCCAGCCGTTCACCGCGGCTCATGTGCTCGTGGACGACGTAGTCGCCGGTGACCTCCTGGCCGCAGGCGTCGCAGAACACGGTGATCTGCGACGGGTACGCGTCGGGTGGTAGTTCCCGCCGGCGGGGTTCCCCGCCTTCGGGGTTGGTGACGTAGACGGTCATGGGGCGCTCGGTCATCGGCTCCTCCGTCGGTAGGTCGTCTTGATGCGGGTCAGGCGGGCCCGCCACCGGGCGAGGTCGTAGGCGAGGCGGTCCGACAACGTCATGGGCGGGCGGTCCGCCCACCAGATCAGGGGGCCATCTCCATGGGGTCGGCTCATCGCCCGGACCTCCATGGGGTCTCGCCGAGGGCGGAGCACTCCAGTCCCTGTGTCTCCTCGGGAAAATCAGGGCAGGCCTCGTCGATCAGCTGGAGTGCACGGGTGAGGTGCGTGTGCGCTTCGGCCGTCGTGCCGTCACGCAACACCGTGAGAGCTCCCGCCAGAGCGGTGCGGGCGTGCTCGTATGCGGGGTCGTCGCCGATGGCGTCCAACGCCTCGGTGACTGCTTCACGAATCCCGGCCGGGGTATCGTCGCTCCTCACCCCTCACCTCCAGCGACCGCAGCGATCTGCGCCGGCACGATCTCCGACACCCACTCTGGCCACGACCGGCGGATCACCTCCGCCTCCCCCGAGTCGCCGAGCACACCCAGCACCCGGGACAGGTGCGCATCCAAAGCGCCACTGATCACCGACGCCAACATGACGCCCTGCTGCTCCTGCAACCGCACCAGTCGCTCACTACAGCCCGCCGCGATCGCCTTTGCCGACACCTCAACCAGGTGCTTGCGCTCACGGTGGTACAGCTCCAGCCACACATTCGGCACCGCCTTGCGGGTGGTGTCGGTGCCGGTGAACTCGCCGGACCCCTTGTCGACCTCCTCGGTGACACCCCACACCAGGTCGCCCTCGTCCATCCCTCGCACCTTGGCGCCCAACCAGGCGACGTGGCCAGCGGTGCGGTGCACCTCCTCGAGGAGCGCCACCGCGGGTTCGATGTCCCGGGGCAGCCCGTAGGTTTCGACGTCGCGGCGGGCCTGCTCTTGGCGGGCGGCGGTGTTGTGGTTGGGGGTGGATCCGCCGTGGAGTTTGCAGCGGCCGATGCCGACGTGTTCGGTGCCCCAGCCTGGGGGGCGGTGGCACCAGCCTGCGTCGCCGCGTTTTTTGCCGTGGCAGTAGTTGCCTTTGCAACAGTCATGTTGTGGCGGGTTTTGGGCTGCTGTCTTGTCCTGGGTCACTGGGCGGGCCTGCATTCGGTCTGGTCGTGGCCAAGCGGGAGGCCGGGGGGGATGGTCCAGGTGGCGTTGCCGGAGACGGCGATGCGTTGCCCTTCGGGCCAGGTGGGGATGGTGGGGTCTTCGCCTTCGGGGACCATGGGCTGGCTGCCGGTGTAGTCCTGGAGGACGTGGCCGCAGCGGGTGCAGGTTTGGTAGAGGCCGCCGAGTTGGGGTGGGCCTGCGACGTGGATGGTGGCGATCATTGGGTGACCTCGGAGGCTTGTGGGCCTGTAGTGGCCCGTGAGGCTCGTGGAGCATGGGGGACGCTCTGGACTTCCGGGGTGCCCTGTTCGCTGCTCTGCGTTGACCTGAGGGCCGCCTGTGGCGCACGGAGCACGTACGGCTTCCCGCATTGCCCGCTGCGCACCGGGACGGTGGACGTCGAACTGTGCCAGTGGGTGCGCCCACACCAGGGGCATGTCACCGCGACGAGCCGGTCTCCGGCGGGCCGGGCGGTCGCCCACCGGGTGATGAGACACACCTCCACCCGGCCCGCCCCGGGGGCACAGACGACGGAGCAGGGTGAGCACAGGCCGTCGTCCTCGTCTCGGCCGCAGACGAGGCAGCGGGGGTTGCAGACGCCGCGCAACGGGGCGGGGAGGTCGAGGGTGTGGAAGCGGCGGCGCGGCTTCAACGGCGGCGCCTGGGCGGGCACTGCGGGGGCGGGGACGTCCCACAGGGTGTCCTGCTCCGCGGGGACGAGGGCGCGGGTCATGCTTCCTCTC